CGAGCGAAATGGCGTCACTCACGATGTCGTAGGCGCGGAGCTTTAGGCCGACGGCCTTGCGTTTAGCCATGCGGTGGAACGCTCGACGTGACACTCGGTGGCGGGCTCGGAATCGTATCCGCCTCGCGCATCACACTCCGCAGTTCACCCGCGCAAAGCCGATAGCCGGCCTGGAACGAATGCGGGGAAGTCTCGATGTCGGCGAGCCGATCCCACGAGTCCGCCAGTGCGGCCAGGCGCTCAAGCAGGAGCGCGGAGTCCATCACGGCTTGTCCAGCACCCACGCCACGAGAGCGCCCCACCACGAGCGGGGCTTGGGCGGGGGCATTGAGACGGTCGCACGCTGAACGGGCGGTGTACTGACGACCGCTGGCGAACTCCTGAAATCGTACGAGAGCGCCACTTCGCTTGGCTTGGCCGGCGCGAGCTTCAAATGCTTTGCCCGCGGCTTGGCCTTGCGGACGGACGGCTTGCGTTTCTTGGTCATGGCTTCCTCGGCGGATCGCTCCGCGTGATGGGCTCGTCCGGCAGAAAGTCCGGCTCGCCGAGATCCCGTCTCACGAGCGGCCCAATCGAGTAGAAGAACGGCGCGTTGATGTGCCGCACGCGACGGAGCACGGACTCACCCGGCGATTGGTTCCCGTCGATCGTGTAGACCGTATCGCCGTCAACCCGCTCGACGATCGCGTGGTGCTGGTACGGCTGCGGCAGGTAGGCGATGTCACCGGGGAGTGGGTGTTTCGTTTGCGGCAAGCGGGACGCAAAGCCCTTGCCGACAACCCAGTCCCAGGGAGCGCCGCCGGGCCACTCGCAGACGCCGGATGCGCGGAGCACATAAAGCGCCATCCCGCCGCACCAGGAAATCCCGTGCGGATTCCCCATGAGCGCCTGGCACACGACCGCCCAGTACTTGTCCGGGTCTTGCGGCCCGAGCTCGGCGGCTGCGGTCGCAACGATCTTGTCGCGCCGCTCCGATTCCGCATCGTCTTGGTAGCCGTCACCGTCGGTCATTTGCGCTTGTCCAGTTCGTCCTCGAGCCGCTCGATCTCGCGTCCGGCCTCGCTGAGTTTCTCGTCCAGGACGCCGATCGTCTCGTGTAGCTCGTCGTTCTCGTGAGCGAGTCGCCGCTTGTCTCCCCAGGTGAAGAGAGCCCAGAGCGCAAGGAGCAGCACGGCGCCGATCGCTCCGGTGCTGAGAAGATCGTTCAGCACGTTACCGCGTGCGCTTGATGCGTTCGCGGGCGGCGAGCTTGGCAGCGGCAGCAAGGCCCGCGTTCTTGGCCAAGCGCTCAGCCTGCGTGGGCTCGCCACGGAGGATGGCGCTCAGCACCTCACCAACCGCAGCAAGCAGCCCGAGGGATGCGGCCTCGTGGAGGTATTGCTTGACGGTGTCCTCGGTGCTCACTTGCCACCTCGGATCTGATCGGCGCAAAACAACTCGCGCTCGGCAATCTTCGCGTCGCACACGTCGGCGTCGTCGCCACACGTCGCTGACAGCGCGGCGTAGGATGTCGGATCGCACGGGTGAGGCTCGGTGTGGGAGCAGCCGGTGGCGCAGCCGAAGGCGGTCAGGGCGAGGACGAGATACGGACTCGGGGCGGTCACGGGAGAACCACCTTCCCAAATTCCTCGGCCACGCATGCCGCGTAGACGAGAGCGGTAATCAGGAGCGATGCCCGCGCAGTGAATCGCACGGCCCTCTCGGTGTTACCGAGCGGCGAACAGAGTGCGGATCCGATGACGAGCAGCCAGCCGCCCGCCATGAAACCACCGGACCATCCGAATACGTTACCAGGCATTTTGGAATTCCTTTTCAGGCCGTCGCCCGAGTGGTCTGTGCAGTCACGAGAAACCGCCCGCTCTGGCTCGTGTACTTTTTGCCGTTCGGCAAAAGGATCTGAATGTCGTACCAGTGCGTTGCTGCCGGGAGCGCGGCAGTCTGGGCCGCCGTCAATGTGAACGTGGCGTGTGTTGCGTCGTCGATGACAACGCCGCCAACCGTCGTGTCGATCTGGACGAGGCCCGGATCGGCGTCACCCAGCGCAGCCTTGACCGTCAGCCAGATTTTGCAGCCGGCAAGCGTCCCTGCCACGAGCGTGAACACCGGCTGGATCGACCAGTCGTCGCCCTGATAACAAGTCAGTTGCTGTACGGGTACTCTGCTCACGTTGGCACTCGGGATGTGATGAATTGGATTTCGGTGACGGTGCTCGAGACTTGGACGACCTCGACGGTCAGCGAGACGACCGGTCCGACCGCATCGAACGTGAGGATCGGCGGAGGCGTGACGACCTGAGCGAACAGCCATTTGGCCGATGCGTTCGGGGCGAGCGCTCGAGCGGGTAGCTCGGTGGTGAGCCAGCCGAACCCGCTCGCGGGTGCCGGCGGCGGGATGAACGCGCCAACCGGTTGAGCCGGGAGGACGCGGATCGGCCGGAGTACTGGCGCCCGAGTAGGCGTCGTGAACCAGCCGAACGACGGGAGGCTCGTCGTCTGGAGCGCGCCAACCGGATCGGTCGGCTCAACGCGGCGGGAGGCAACACGAGCCGGCGAGCTCGTGATGTCGGCCCACGGCGCACCACCGAACAGCAGCGGGCCGAACGGGTTCGTGGCATCGACGCGCGGAGCGGGCTTTGCCGGACGCTGAGGCTCGGGCGTGGTGAGCCAGCCCAGGAGTTCCCGGAACGGGAGCGCGCCGAACGGATCGATCGGCGCAACGCGGAACGGGAGCGTCGACGCCCTGCCAGCCTCGGGCGGAGCGAGCCACCCAAGCGAGCCGAGCGTCGAAAGCGCAGCCGGCGGATCAACCGGTAGCGGGGCGACCGTCGTGACCGGCCTCGAGCGCGGCTGCTCGATGTACCAGTACGGTCCGAGCGCAGGCGGAACGAAGAACTTGCTGCCGACCGGGTCAACGACGACGGCGCGGGTGACACGCCAAGGCGTTCGCGGGTCGTCAGTGGCAAGCCAGGCGAGTGACGGGAGCGGAGGCGCGACGAGGAGACTGCCGACGGGATCGTTCGGCGTCGACCGCTGCGAGCGGTACGGCGTCCGGGGGTTGTCGGTGGCGAGCCAGCCGGTCGACGGCAGGGCAATCGCGAATGCGGTCCCGATTGGTGCGGCCGTCTCGACCCTACGCGGGACGAGCGGAGCGGGACGGGCTTGCGGCTCAGCGTTCCACCCGAACGCCGGCAGAGCGCCGGTGAGGATGTTCCCTACCGGTTCGCTCGGAGCGACCCTGATCGCGATGACCGGCGGGTGTGCCGGGAATTCTGCTGTGAGCCACCCGGTCGAGAGCGAGACGAACGGGGTAAGCGGCCCGGTCGGCTGCTGCGATTCCTGCGCACGCGGTGCCGGGATGATCGGGGCGCGGGTGTCAGTGCGGAGCCAGCCCGTGTCGACCGAAACGAACGGCGCGAGGGGGCCAGTCGGCGCACTCGGCTCGACCCGCTTGGCTACGAGCGTCGGCTTGCGGCAATCGGCTGGGAACCAGCCCGTCGACGGGGAGACGAACGGGACGAGCGGTCCCGTGGGCTGCGAGGCCTCGAGCGCTTTCCGGATCGTCGAGAGCGCGGTCCTGGGAGCCGGGTCGCACATCCAGCCGAGCGAGGTAAGCCCCGTCGGTGCTGCGCCAATCTCGGCGGGGCCCGCGCTGATGACCAGCCGCCGCGTTCGGGGCGGGGATGCATCGATCTGGAACCAACCGAGCGAGTCGGACGGCGTGAGCAGCGTCCCGACAGGCTGAGACGGCTGGAGGACTGCCGGATTGGGACGGAGTGCCCGAGGGGGCAGCGGCGTCGACGAACTGTGCGAAAACTTGGTTAGCGCGAATGTGCCGGTCCCGATCGGCGCAGTCGGCTGTAGAACCGGCGGGTTCGGGCGCTTTGCCGCGAGCGGGAGCGGGACAACCGAATTCCAACCGATTGAATCGGTCGGCGTCATCAGCCGCCCAATCGGCTGCGCAGTCTGTACCGTGAGCGGCTTGATGGCTCGCGGCGGCTGCGGGAGGGGAGTCGACGGACCCCAGCCGATCGTGCTGAGGCCGCCAGCAACGATCAGTGCGCCAACCGGCGCCACCACCTCAACGAATCGCGAGAGCGGTTTGTGCCGGCTCGGCGGGAACAGCGGAACGCGCAGCGGCTCCTGATCCGTGCTGACGCTACCGAGCGTAACGGTCGGATTGTCGCTGTCGGTGGTGAGCGTCCCGTGGAGGGTAAACGCGCCACCGGAGCCGCTGTTCGTGGTGTCGCTCGCCGTCGAGAGACCCATAAACGTGTGCGTCCCGGTCGGGTCGGCGAGAGACTGAGACTGGGTGAGGTTCGCGCCCGTGCTCAGGACGGAGGTAACGATGCCGAACGGACGAATGGACGTATTCGGGTTCGGCCCGCCGCCGTCCCAGAAGACGAACATGTTGAGCGCGCCACCGCCCAGGGTGAGCTGCGCGCCGTTCGTGATCGTGTCGGTACTAAGAGAAGTCTCGCCTTCCTTTCGGAACTCGATGACGTAGTTGGCAGAGCCGGAGGTGTGCTTGATCGAGCAGTAAACGTAGTCGGTGTAACCACCCGTCGAGAACGACCCCGCATCGAAGCCGGCGCCGCTGTTGACGAAAAAATCGACGCTGTCAGTCGCGATCTCGTCGGTGTCGATCCCCATCGAATCGGCGCCGCCCGACCATCCGAAAACCTGGGTGAAGGTCGTGCCAAAGCCGGAGACCTTGACCCACGCCCAGATCGTCCAGTCACCCGTAACAGTCGGGTTCCCGGCATCTGCGCGCGAAAGGTAGTTCGCGGAGGATGTGGATTTAGCCGCCACGCTTTACCCCCAGCGCGTCGCAAACTGCGTCACAGAGCACCCGCCGACGCTCGTGCTTCGCCGCTAGCCCCGGGGACATCGGCTGTTCCGGTCGGCGCGTCCGGCGCTCCTCGCGCTCCTCGGGAGTGAGCATGCGATCGATTAGGATGTCGCGCGCAATCCCAAGCGCCTTGCCGCGCGCAAGCTCCGGAAGCCTGTTCAGCACGTCAGCGAACCAGACCTCACCACGCTGAGCGCGCAAGCGCTGGACGGGCTCGGTGCCGAGATCGATCTCGTGCGTGACGGTCTCGGTCAAGCCGTCGATCGACGCGGTACCCCGCGCAACGGCACGGAAACCGACGTGTTCGAGAAGCTCTACCGAGGCGGAGGCTTTCATTGTAGACTCCGCGAATGTCCGAGAAGGCCTGCGAGCTCTGCGGTTGCGTCGGTTGGCACGGCTGCATGGGTCCACAGCACATCAACGACTGTCGCTGGCTCGATGGCGCCGACTGCACCTGCGATTTCGAGGCACGGCTCACGCGCCACGCCGCGCTGTTCAGCGACCGCGAGCGCATGATCGCCTTTTGGCAGAGAGAAGCCGAAGAGCGGCGCGTAATCCGCGGGCTCGGGAAGAAGTCGGTGGACGGCATCGTCCATGTGAATTCGCGGGAGGGCTTCGCTTCCGTGAATTCTGCGGATGGCGTCATTCGCGCGGCGCTGCCTGCTCGTCACGGCTGAGTCACCCGCACCCAATCGATCTGCATGTTGGCCGGGTAACCTGCTGGGTTCGGTGTCCCGCCGGCGCCGCCAACGGCCATGTTGAAAACGATGTACTGAGCGAAGCTCGGGACCTGCGAGCCGGACGCCGTTTGCGTGGTCACGAAACCGTTCCCATCCTCGGCGTCTCTCGACCAGATCATCGAGCCCGCGGACCATTGCAAACGGTAGACGGCGAACTGCGCGCTCGCATCGAAGCCGAGTGAGTTCTCTCCGCCCGTATGGCTCGCGTTGTAGTGAACGATATTGTTCACCTGCGTGCGGTGGCCGGCGAGAAATTCCGCGATGTCGGTTTCGCACCAAGCATCGACGGGCCAGTTTTCACCGACGCCGTTCGCCGTGTAGGGCTGCGACGCTTGCCAGTTCTCGCCGAGCATCCAGAAGCAAGGCCAGACGCCTTGTCCGCCTACGGGAGGCTTGAGTCGCGCGCTCACCGTTCCATAAAGGAACTTGAACCGCGACTGGATCTGGCCTGACGTGTAGTTATACGTGACGAGCGGCGTTTCGAAGTCGTGCGGGAACGCCTCGTCGCGGTCGTTCGAGTCCTTGTCCTCGAAGCGGGCAGTGATCGAAAGGATGCTGCCGGTGAGCGAGATATTGGACGATGTCGGGGTGACCGCGTCCAATTCGCTGTTGTCTAGATCGCCTTGACGGTCGAACTCTGGCTGTCCCGGGACTCCGCCGGTCCACTTCGCTTGGTCGAGCGAGTGACCGAGGAAGTCGTCGAAGAATGCAGAGCCGTCCGACGGCACAATGGCGCCGCCCGTGTTGCCGCCAGTGATCGACGACTTCCCGCCGATGCGGTAGCCGTAGTCAAAGCTCTGCGTGAACGTGCCGAGTGCCATGCGGGCTCAGCCGACCGCTAGAATCAGCCGCTCGCGCTGCTCGTACGCCCGGAGCTGCTTCTCGAACGGCTGGCACTGAGGCACGCCGATGCAGGTCGGGCAGATCAGGGCGTCGCAGGAGTGACAGCGGCGGATGTCCCGCTTCTCCTTGCCCTGGCGGATGGCCATTGCGAGCCCCTGGAGCGTCACGTCCTTTTGCATCCGGACAATCCGGTTGCAGTGCGCACAAGTAAAGGTCTCGATCTCCTCGGTAGCTTCCCCGGGGACGATGATCTGGCTGTAGCCCTTGGCTCGATTCATGTGGTAAAACCTGAGCTGGTGAAACGATGAAAACGCTGTACGAAAGATCGTTAGAGGCGCTGGTTGCTCAACTCGAGGCTGAGAACGAACGGCTACGTGCCGCCGTCACGCCGAGCCCGGCTGTTGCGGCTCCGGCAGAGGAGACATCGCAACTCCCGCTTTACGTTGTGCCGCGCATCGGCCGGAGCAGTCAGCCGCCGCCGGAGAAGAGTGGGGCGCCAACGTCAGATGAGAAGCGCGCGGTTCTCTTTGCTCGCGGCTGGACTCACCACGAGGAGATTTACGAGCAGAACATCCCCGTTTGCTGGGAGCGAGGCGCCAAGTGGTACTCGCTTGATGACGCCTACAAGGTCGAATTGGGAGAACTGAGCGAGTCCGCCGCGGTGTCGTCGTGAAGCTCGTCACGAGACTGGCCAGAGAGGCCGGCGGGAATATTCGATGGGAGCGCTATAACGAGGATGCGCCGCAGCCGATCCCCATGAGTTTCCGCGATGACAACCGAAGATTTGTCGTCAAGGTCATGCTCGAAGACGGACGGTCTGTGCTCCTCGATCTTGAGGTGCAGGACGATGCCGCCGAGTCCTCACGACCGCGACGCGCTAGCCGCCGTGTAAATCAAACATGAGATGCACCCGCGGAGTAGTCCCCGCGTTCCAGACCGCGTGACGCTCCCGTGTGTTGATCTCGTAAGAAAAGCCGGCCGCCATCCGGTGGACAGCGTCGCCGGAGATGAACATGGCGTCGGGGTTCGTCAGTAGCGGGACGTGGATCCGCGTGACCCAGTCGTCCCCGAGTTCGTCCGTGTGCGGCTCGATGAATGCGCCGGGCATCACGACTGAGAGCAGCCGGTTGCGCTCGCGGTAAGCCTTGAGCGGGGCCGGCGTCGCTGCGCGTGCTAGCTCGTCCGTCACGGCCCCGAACGACTGCCACGCCAAATCGGTGACCATGGCGGGACGAATCAGACCGTCGGGAAGCCGCGTCTGCTGCGGCCAAAGATCGAACGGGATCGCCGCTACCCATTCGACGACTCGACTAAGCGTCAAGGCATCTAGGGGCAGCGGCTTTCCTTGCGTCACACGCTACTCGTGGAACGCGATCGCCACGTTGACGTTCGTGCCGATGCCGCCCGCGGCGATCATCTGGAACCCGATGCCAGCGTTGGCCGTCGCGGGAATCACGAGCTCGCTCAGCTGGTCGTAGGCCGACCACGGAACGACCGCGCGAGGGTTGAAGAACACGTCATCCAAGAAGCCGGCCGAGTAGGTCGGTTCGATGGAAGCGTTGACGCCCGCGATGACGACCGACGCCGGATCGGCGAGATCGACCTGCTGCGGCGTGTAAGCCGTGGACGTGCCGGTCGCCGTGCTGCGCCGAACCTGAACCTCTGCGTTCACGTCGGTGGCGGGAGTGCCAGTCGCCGAGATGCGGAAGTACGAGATCCAGCCGCGCTGCGCCGCCGTGCCCGTCATGATGAGCGGGGTCTTGGTGGCCGCCGCCGCGATGAAACCTGCTGCCGTATACTTTGCCATTGTCTTGTTTTCCTAGGTTGTTGTTGGTCTCCCGAATGCATTCGGGCCTGGCGCCCGATGGGGACGCACGGATCTCCGGCAATCTGCCGGCTTAGTTCGTGTTGGGTGACTCGATGGGGGCGAGTCGGGGACTAGCGAGTGGTACGCATCTCAAAACACGTTCCACACGCGACATTCCCCACGTGCGCCGTCGCCACCTGCTCCGCCGACAGTCGTACCGGGGCCACCGCCGCCGCCTGCGCCGCCCGGGATCCCGCCAGCCCCGCCTTTGCCGCCAGTGCCAGCCGTGTGTGGGGCTCCGCCGCCGCCACCAGTGCCGCTCTTGTCGTTGTTGCCCGCGACGCCATCGGTCCCGGCTGCGCCGGCGCTACCAGTTCCGGCTGCACCGCCACTGCCGTCGACAACGCTGTCCGTTCGGCATCCTGAGCCGCCGCCTGGCTGTCCGTTGATCGGTGAGTTCGCCGCGTCGATAAATCCGCCGGCACCGCCGCCGCCGGCCGCGTAGCAGGAGTTTCCGCCGCGCCCGTTGAAGGCCGTGGCTGCGCATCCGCCGCCGCCGCCGCCGCCGAACATCGAGCAGCGTCCGTGCTGCGAGTTGCCGCCGGCGCCACCACCGAAACCGGCGTTCGCGCCGTGGTTCGAGTCGGTCGGCTGAGACCCGCCCGGCTCGCCACCCTTGGCGCCCGTCGTCCCGCCGTTGACGCCGACGCTCATCGAGCCGCCGCCGCCTGCGCCGGATCGGTCAGTCACGCTCGAGCCGAGGCCGCCAGCGCCGCCGCCGTAGGCGCAGCACTTGGCCGTCGAGCCGCTCACACCAAATGCCGTGAAGCTGCCGGCCTTGCCGTCCGAACCATCAGCCACGCTGCCGCCCGCGCCGCCCGTCGTGGCAACGGCTACCGTCACGGTTTCGGTGGAGCTGAGATCGTTTGCGTCGAGCCTGCGCGTCGAGCGTGCCCCGCCACCGCCTCCGGTTCCGCCCTGACGGATGCCGCCCGCAACCTTGCCGGCGCCGCCGCCGCCACTGCCGCCGGCCGCAATGCAGTCCGCCACGGCCTCAAGCAGCCCGGGCCGCTTGGTCCAGGTCCCGCTGACCGTGAAGATGTCGAGAATCACCCCGCCGCGCTCGATGATGAACGTGAGCGCCGTTGAATTGAGTGTGATGGTGTCGTTCGCGGTGAGCTGGAAACGCTGGTTCGCGTACTGCGTGCCCTCGCGCGCGGGGACGAGCAGGCAGTCGAACACCTCAGCGCTTGAGTCCATGTCGGCCGCACGGGTGAACACGTAGGGAGTGCCAGCCGAACCGAGCGATGTGACTGTGTAGATCCCGTTGTCGGCCCCGAGCGTCTGCTGCCAGACGAGGACGCGGTTACCGACGCTGAGGGAAACGCCGTCCTGTGCAGCAAGCGCGCCGTTCGCGTTGGCCGTGAGCACGTTGCCCGTTCTGGTAGCCACGAGCGCGCCGGTCGTCGCAACACGGACCGGATCCTTGATAGTGTGGTCGCGCTCGGCACCAATCGTCGCGATGCCCGTAACCGGGTCGTACGCAACAACCGTCGACGTGAAGTTCAGGCCCTTGATCCGGCCTGTGCCGGGGACCTGGACGCCGTCGACGTAGACGGTGACGCCGCGGAGGCGGTCTAAATACGGTAAACTCATGCTACAGTGGCTCTCTGATGGATCGAGTCTGCGAACTCTGCGGTTCTAAATTCCGCGTGGCGCCCTACCTGGCCAAGCGTGGCTATGCGCGCTTCTGCTCGCGCCTGTGTTTCAAGTCGCGAACTGACGACGCCCTCTTTTGGGAGAAGGTCAATCGTGATGGTCCCATTGTCCGTGAGGAACTCGGACAGTGCTGGGTCTGGACCGGCGGAACAACAACCGGCTACGGCTCGGTCAGGCTGAAAGAGCTACAGCGTTCCGTGCTCGCGCATCGCTACTCGTGGAAACTGGCGCACGGGGAATGGCCGGCCCTGTGCGTCTTGCACAAGTGCGACAACCGCCCGTGCATACGCCCGGAGCATTTGTTCCTTGGAACACACGCCGACAACACCGCAGACATGATGCGCAAGGGGCGCCACCGCCAGGCGCCTCTACGTGGCGCCGATCACCCTATGTCCAAGCTCACTTGGGAGCAGGTCCGGGAGATTCGGGCCAGCAGCGAGAAGAACGCGGACATCGCTAGACGGCTCGGCATAGTCCCTGAACACATCTCACGCATCCGCGGCGGCCACGTCTGGCGCGAGTAGCACTCATCCGCACAGCTCACCGCGCCCAGATCGGACCAGCACGGAGGCAACCGACCGGGACGAGCGTGGCGCGGTGAGCTCTACGGATTCGGCGCTGTCAGATCAGAGCGAGCCGCCGTCGATCGTCATGTCGATCCATTGGAGCGTGAGCGCGTTGGCCAGGGAGTTGGCGCCGCTCTCACCAGTGATCTTCAGTGCCCAGAACATGGTGCTCGACGGTGCAATGCTCTCGACGACGTTGAGTTGAATGCCGTGCGCGGCGTCGTAGATGACAGCGGTGGCCGACGTGTCAGCCTGACCACCAACGAGCGCGCTCGAAAGTCCGCTCCCGGTCGAGACGTAGCGGTAGAGATCGATGCGCGGCATGTTGGCCGGCTTGCTGCCGCCGTGGACGTTGCCGCCCGCAACATCGCCGAGCACGTGGGCCGTGACGGTGATGAGCGTGCCGGCGCGAATCGTTACCGGCAGTTGGAAAAGCGCGATGTCGCTGGACGAGTTCCCAGTCTGTACGAAATTGAACGTTCCGCCGCCGGACGAGACCGACGACCACGCGCTCGAGTGGATGGGCCGCGGGAAGAACCCGACGACCGTTGAGCCGAGGGCCTTCCCGGGAAGGGACTCCTTCAACCACTTGAAGTTCTGGAGGAGCGGCTTGGCAATCGCGCGGAAAGCGTTCGATGCCGTGAGCCGCGTGTCGTCGGGGACCGTGACGTACTGCGTGAGCGTCGCCGGAACTGTGAGGAGGTTCTCCGGGACGCCTGCGCTATTGCCGGTGATCGTGTTGTAGATCCAGCGGGTTCGGTCGGCGAGGCGGTCGACGCCATCCAAAACTGTGGCCGGATAGTCCGTGTCCCCGACCGAGGGGGCGGGCACAGTTGTTTGGAAAAGGTCATTTTCCGTGACGTTTATGGAAATTTGGCCCTGGCCTTCTAGCAGCCAATGCTAGGATGTGAGTGCGCCCGGCGTTGTTTGAGCAACCCGGGCGCATGACCCACAGGAAGGTTAGTTCCCATGAGTGCGCGAATAGTACTGCAATGCGTCCGCTGCTGCGCTGAGTTCAGCGTGTGGCCCCACGAACTACGGAATGGGCGGCGCTTCTGCTCCAAGAATTGCGCGTACGGCGCTCGACTAGGCGAGGCCGGTAAAATTGACAGGCTACGCTCGCGATTTCTAAGGAGAGTGAACGCGGCGGGTCCCGTACTGCGTCAGGAACTCGGGCCTTGCCATGTATGGACTGGTCTGCGCGACAGGTACGGGTATGCCCAGATGTATGCCTGCGGCAGAAGGCGTCCGGCTACCCACGTGGCCATCTATCTCGTCCGCGGCCATTGGCCGTCGGCATGCGCGCTTCACAAATGTGACGGCGGCCCGATCGGGTGCGTCCGCGAGGACCACCTGTTCGAAGGGACCAAGGCCGACAATACGGCAGACATGCTCGCAAAGGGACGGGCATGGAAAGGGCGCGAGGTGGGGACAGGGCCTAAAAAATTAGACGCCGATCGCGTTCGTGAGATCCGCCGGTTGTTGGGTGGCGGCGTCACGCATCGAGCGATTGCCGCCCAGATGGGCATTGACAGAACAACCGTCTCGCAGGTGGCCCGCGGCCGCACGTGGCGGCACGTGATCTGAGTCTCTACGGCCCCAGCGTCACGCGGAGGCCAACGAGGCGGCCGTCCGTGGTGGAGTTTGCGCCAGTCTCTCCCGTGAGTTTCACGTAGAGTTCCTCGTCCGTGTCGATGACCTCGGTCAGGCCAGTCAGCGAAATCAGGTGGACAGTCTGGTAGGTGCCGAGGACTGCGGTCGGGTCCGTAACCGTCGACACGAGCGTCGAGCCGCCGGCTGTGCCGCCGATCGTGATGCTTCCCTTGTAGAGCGAGATCGTCGGCTTCGTACCGATCGAGACGTTCACCGTGTTCGCGTTGAACCAGTAGGCGTCGACGCCTGTGACCTTGCGGCCAACCGGGAGAACCCCCGAGAGCGGGAAGGAAACGTTTCCGACGCCGGCAACGCTGGTCTGCGTCCAATATGTGCGGTTGGACGAAAGGTTGATCGCGAAGTTGCCGCCTGAGTCGATGCCCGCGGTTAGCGGAATGCGAAAGACCGGCGCGTCCGGGTTCCAGAAGAGCTTCAGCCGTTGCGTGCGGTCGACGATCTCCTGAAACGCGGCCACGACTTCGCCACTCCAAACGGCGCTGTCGGTGCCGTTCGATGGGACGGCGAGGCCGGTCGTAAAATCGGCATTCGCATGGTTCTCCGTCAAAGCGGTTGTCATTGATGCTTTTCTTTCAGGCGAGCGGCAGCGGGATCTCTGTCCCGCCGCCCCAGATCACTCCGGCCGATCCCCACGTGCCGCCGGATTGTCCCCAGTTGATTTGAATCCCCTGCTTCAGAACGAGCCCGCGGCAGATCCATCGCGATGGTTTCCATTTGCGAATGATCCTGATGACCGTGCGCCGGAACTCGGGGGAGTAGCCGACGGGTCCCCAGACGCCGTCGTAGGTATCGCCCCAGACGAACGTTCCCCAGGGGATCGGCGGGCCAACAACGGGGTGATAACCGGAGTTGAAGACCACCCAGAACTGGGACCAGTACGGGGCCGGCTCGCCACGAGGTCCAGGCTCGGACGGGCGGAGCAGGATGTACGTTCCGACATCGCCCCACGCGTAGCCTGTGGTGCCCCAGGGGAGCCCCGACTCGCCCCACGCTGGAGCCGTAACGGTCGGGCCGAAACCCGCGGCGCGTAGCTGCTCGTTGATGACCGTGTCCGAGCCGCCGAACGAGTAGATCGTCCAGGCGCTGTCGAGCCGGTTGCGGTGCTGCTCTGGAGACTCGAGCGAGTACCGGTCGAGTCGCCGGTCTTTCGCGATGACCGGCAGAATGTCGTCGGGGCTCTCCGGATCGTCGAGGAGATGCATCCTCGACGCGAGCGTCTGCGTTTCTTGCGCAGTGTCCGCCGTGACACCGACGAGAACGCCGAAGAAGGCACCGGCTAGCTCCGCCCGCTCGTCGCTGTTCGACCAGGACTCTACGAGGTCGGTGAACGTGGCGGCCATTGGGCTAGCCGTTGATCGCTTGGTAGACGATGCCCGGGGTGTTCAGGCGAGCGCGGGCTCGAGCGGGAACGGGGATGTTCGCTGCCGGCGTGGTGAGCACGACCGTCGACGACTTGAGCGTCAGCGTTTCGATCGTCGTGCGGATGACCGACTCGATGTCGTTGATCGGAATGATGTCTTGAGGCCCGGGACTGAAATCGAACCCGCCGAGCGGGACGCGGCGAACGTAGGCCAGCAGTGCCGCCTCAACCGCCGTCTGGACCTCGGCTTGGGTGAAGTTCCCGGAGTAGTAGGCCGTGCCGACGATGTCGACACCGAGCTCGGGCGCCTTCTTGACTTGGACCGTGGCGTCCATGCCGAACACGTATCGGCGGACGAGCGCCTGAGCGAGAGCAACGTCCGTATCACTCGCTGTCGCGTCGAGGCCGGCGATGTACACGTCGAACGTGCCCGCGCCGCGTGGGTTCGTTGAGTCCACCGACGTGGCGATGATGCTCGAGGATGCCGCCAAGCAAAGCGCCTCAACGGCCTCGTCGATGATCTCGAAACCAGAGAGGAGCGCCCATTTGGACGTATTCCGCTCGTCCAGTCTGTCGTCGCTTTCCTCGTCGACGCCCGCAAGGAAGAGCGAGTGGGCGGTGATGCTCACGCCGGCAAGGGTCGTGTCGAGCGCGAGGGTGACTTGGTCGACGGAGACGGCGTTCCCGATGTTGGCCTGCGCGCCGGCAACCTGGGACTCGAAAAGGAGCGTTTGGGTCCCGCCGCTCGCGAGGACCACCGGGTAGACGATCGAGTTGCCCTCGACGTTCCGGTAGGTGTGGCCATCCGCGTGGAAGATGACCACGTCGCCGAGGTTGATCGTGTGCGGCCCGGCTGATGCGAGGCACGAGAGCGTCGCGAGATGCTGCGAGGCAACGGCGTCCGCGCGCGTATTCTTGAAGAAGCCGCTACTGGTCCGGGTGAGCGCCTCGCCGGTCGCCGTGGCGGACTGGAACGCGTTCTTTAGGAGGACCGAAATCTTGCTAAGGCGCGCCTCCGCCTCGGCTTGCATCTTGATCAGGGTCGAGACGATAGAGCCTTCCTGAAAGCTCGTGGCGGTAAAGCCGGAGTCGTCCAGCATCTCGAGCAGGCGCTGCTCGGACTGGGACTCGCTCACTTCCGCAATGTCGGACCACAGGAGCTCCATTTAGGTAGTCGCCCTGAGTGCCACGAGCGTTCCGGCTGCTTGCGTGATGTCCATGGTGAACTGAAAGTTTCGAGCGGCTGAGCTGGCGGCGGCGACGACGAGGCGCAGGCGTCGGCCACCGTCAAGAACCTCAACGGCTGCGTCGACCGCGTCGACCTGCTCGTCCTTGGCGATCTCGGCTTTCGCGTCCTGGACGATTCGCCACGGTGGAACCTTCGAGAGGAGGTACTGGCGGAGATCGGTCCCGTACTGTGGCCACCAAGGCTTGGTGCCGCGCCGGGTCGTGAGTCGGCGTCGGAGCCGCTGGGCCACGGCGAGCACACCGGAGACCTCCGGGGCGTGCGCCTGCATGTCGCCGTCCAGGGCGAGATCCAGCGTCTCTGCAAGGGTTCCCATGGGTTATGGGCGGCCTTGCGGAGCGGCCAATGAGGGCGCAGACTGGACGTAGTTGGCCCCACGCCGCGCAAACGGCTGGGGCCCGGTCCGAACTACAAGGAGTCCGAACATGTCGAGTCTACAGAAGTTGGTCATTGCCGCAACGTTGGGGTTGATTGGGTGCGCATCCGCGCCACCGCCTGCACCGGTCACGGTCCAGCGCGTCGTCTACGTCTACGTTCCCGAGAAGAGCGGTCCGCCCGTTCCGCCAGGCCCACCGATCGCCGAGTCGCCGCTACTCGTCGCCGCGCAAGCGCAACGGGTGGAGCACTACGACGCGATCGAGAGCGTCAGGCCGCCGCCGGTCGCTGAGGTGAGCTACGTTCCGAGCTACGGCTACGTAGACAGTTGGGTCGACCCGTACCCGTACAACGGGGGCGTCGTCATCGTTGCCGATGTCCACGGCCACCATGGGCATCACCACGGACACGATCATGGGCACGACCACGTCCAGCACCACGGAGCGAGCGGGCATCACGGGAACGGTCACGGCTCCCATGCTGGGAGCGGCAGTCACCATCAGTCACGTCCGAGCCATCACGGGTCGGGGCGTTCACGCGGAATGCTTGAGCGTGCCGCTGGGCGCTGCATGGATAGGGCTACGGAGTGGTCGAGGAATCAGTGTTTGAGCGGGACGGCGAGTCGGTGACTCTAAAAGCTAGACGATGGGTTTGGACCCTCGAGACGCCGGAATTCGTCCGCTTGGAAGATGTCGAGGTTCCGGTGGGCTTCATCAGCGATCTCAAGATGATCCGGGAACGTGTCTATGACCGGCGGCGGAGCCCGTTCCCAGTCGATCTCAAGCTCGTTCGCTGCGAATTCACGAGCATGGACGGCTGCCACAATTCCGACAGCATCGCCACGTTCTGCTTCGGTCACGACAGGGCCGGCTGGCGCTCAGCATGAGCGCCGCTGACGTGATCCTGGGGAAGTACCGGCTAACACCGGAACTCCGCGAGCGCCTACGAACCAGCGTTCTTGACTTTGCGAGTAAGCGCGGGATCGAGGAATTCGAACTCAAGAGGCTAGCTGCCGAACTCGAGGCTCTCGTTGAGGAGGGGCCCCCGGTGCCGAAGCCGGCGGCTGTCACCATGTTCGACCTAGATAACCGCGTCCTTAGGACGACCATAACAATACCCGGCGGCACACTCACAGCCGAACAGGCCGCCGAGATTCTCACTGGTGAGCGTGAGGACAGGACCGAGGAGCTTTGCGCGGCGTTCTGGCTAGCGCACGGGAGGCCGATCCTAGTCGGTCGCAACGAGGCGAGCATGATGTGCTCGTTCTGCAAGCTCGATCTTGAGTCAAGCGGCGGACCGATCGATCTCGAGTACGCCAAGACGCGAGCGAGGGGCTTCGCTGCTCATACTGATCTGAAACCAGAAGCCGCAATGGTTGCCGTCGGGACATTCGACGGGACGCTCGCGGTGAGGTTTATGCCGAAACCTGAGGACTGGTGAGCCTCTCCGCCATCGTCCGCAGCCTATTCTGCCGTCACGAATTCGTCGAGCGCGGCACGTTCAAGCGCGGGAACTGGTGGAGCGTTCTCGAATGCGAGAAGTGCCACGCGGTGAAGCGTGAGAAGATGCTGCCGACGCCGGTTCTATACGGGTACGACGGGCCTACCCGGAAGACGGAACTAACGATCGACGAGCTGCGGGAGTATCTGCGGAGCCCCGACGAAACCCGATGATTTCTACGTTAATTTGCATCCACCCAAGAAAAGGTCTCACATGACGAACATGAAGCTCATCGGCGTTCTGCTCACGCTCTCTGTCTTTGGCTGCGGTGCTCCAGGGGAGGAGCCACTTGGAACCGAGCAGCTACCGCTTCCGGTAACGGCGAGCGCGCCGTGCATTCGGGTTACCTGCGACCAGGCGACATGCAACGGCCGGCTAACCATCTCGCAGACGGTGCCGGTGGTAACCGGGAACGTAGAGACGTGGAGCGTCATCCACGTGAACGCGGCCCAGACGGAGGCGGAGAACTTGCTACCGTCCACCGTGCTCACCCAATCACCGGGGAGCGTGACTACCGTCACGCCCATGACGGGGTTCCGGATGAACGACTACGTTTGCGTCCTCACGAGCGTCGTGGTTCGCAACGCAGCTGGGAACGTCATTGGCGCCCAGAGCGCGCCGGTTGTTTCGGACGGTGGCGGCGGGTTCCGGTTGTCGTTGCAGCCTAGCAGCGTGACGGCCACCGTCGCGCCATGAGCGCCCCGGACTTCATCATCACGTTCCGCTGGCTCTGGACACAGCCGTGGCGCGGACGCGTTGTCATAGCCTACCGATTCGAGCATGAGCCGGAGAATGTTTTGCGGCTTGCGTGGGCGCACTGGTGAACTGCTAGGCTGGCCCCATGGGCTCGCTCGCTCCGATCCACTTCGTCTTGCTGGCGGTGCTCTGCCTGCCGGTCGTGGTCATTGTCCTGCTCATCCGGCTTCTGTACAACCTGGGCGGGAAACGGGACGAGCGCTAGGACGCGAACAGGGCCTCGAGCGCCACGATCGTCCCATTATCTGCTGCGATGAGCGCGAAAGCCGTGCCAAGTTGCGAAGGCCCGGACCCGCCGGGAACGCCGCTGCTGGTCAGCCCGGATAGGTCAGCGCCCATTGCGCCGATCTCCCCGTCCATTCGGTAGAGATGAACGCCGGCAGTGCTGAGGATGGTCTGGAGTTGCGCCAACGCGGCCAACTGAGCCTCGAGCGCAATCACGATCGCCCCGAGCTCTATGACAAGCTGGGCCGCAACGCCAGCACTCGCGCCTACCGTTGGGCCCGTGAGAGCCGCCTGAACTGACGCCGCTGCCGCTGCCGCGAGGGTGGCGACGGACGCAATACTTGGCGGGCTGATGGTAACTGCCGCCGCCGCCTGGACCGCTCCAGCGAGCCGAGCCTCCGCGGGAATTAGCGCCGCGTTCGCCGTGGCCGATGCCGTAGCGACCGCTACGGCCGCAAAGGGGACCGCGCCGCCAACAGTGAACCCGCCGATGTATTGGCCAGACATGCTAGGGCGCCGCTGTGTGGCAAACGGAAACCACGTAATTCCCGCCGCCGGTTGTGCCGAAGAATCGTCCCGTCAGTGACCCGTTCGTCGCGCAGTTTATGTCGAAGAGCCCGGCACCCGCGAGCCGCGTTGTCGGGTTCCAGGTGAATACGTCGCCCGCCTGCGCCCATGGGAGCCCGGAGACGGTAACGTCGCCGAACGATGCGGTTAGTGCGCCGACGGGGAAAATGACCGTGTAGACATCGCGCGTGAGTGTCTTCGTTGAACCCGGAAGCGGTGAAGTGCCACTGAATCCTACTATTCCGGACATCAGATGATGTTCTGGTCGTTACCAGTCTCGATGAAGCCGAAGCAGGGGAACGGAACCGGTGGACCGGGCGCTGGCATCGGCACGAACGGGAGAATCACGCGAACCATCGAGCCGAGGCCAGCAGCTGGGCGAGTGCCGCCCGGGTAGGTGATGACCGCGTCGTCAGCAGCCGTGCTGCTCTCCCAAGAGTCAACGTATGGGAGCGCCGGATCGCCGTCGTCCCAGCCAACAAGGCATCGAGCGCCGCCCGGAACTTCCATGCGCGTGCCGGGAATTCCAACACGAACGCGGCACTTCTGAATGCCCCGCCCCTTCATCCGCTCATCGTCAACCAACACGTCAACGCGGCCGTCGCTGCCCTGGCTTACGACCTTGCAGCGGTAGCGCTTGAAATACTGTGAATCCTGCCGAATCGGCTCGAGCGCCCGCTCCATCACGGAGCGAATGCCATCAGAGCGGAGTTCAGTCCGGAGCCCGCCGCGGCTCAGCCGGTGCGTGACCTCCTCGACCCGTTGGCCACGGACGACGATCCCGGGGACCATCGACGGCGTGTCAGGCGCGAGCAGGATGACGCCGTCACCCCAGTCGTCGTCTTGAACGATGCCGTCCGGTTCAACCTCGGGCCACTCGTCTACGCCGATCCAGACGGTGCCATCGCGGAGGACCCGCCAGACCGCACCGATCTTCTCGCAGATGCGATCCAGCGCTCGCCGGCCCGGTCCTTTGACCCGCTGCCAAGCGTCGATCTGTTTGGCGAGTAGCTCGGTGTTCGACTCGGCGGAAAGCGTCTCGCCAGCGTCTCGGAGGATGTCATCGACGACCGTCTTGGCCCTCGTGACCCCGCCTCCGTAGTTCCGCGGCTCGAGATCGTGGGAGAGGCCGCCAGCCCCGCCAACGACGCGAACCTTTGTCCGCCCGCTTTGCGACCGCCCCGAGCGAGCCGGCACAGCCGACCCGCGAAACTCGATGCCCTCAATCTCGAACGTGAACGGACCGGTCGGTGGCTCGGCGTCCACGGCTAGCTGGTCGACCGAAACCGTGGCATTCCACTCGCCGCGGCGCGGCATGGTGACCGTCGTGTCGAGTACGAGCTCACCCGATGCGTGAGGGAAGCCCGGCGACGGACCGAATGAGGACCGGAACGACTGCTCGAGCGCCTCGCCAATCTTCGGCGAAACCTCGGCCTTGACCGTCTCCTGCTTCTGGACGGACAGGCCAGAGCCGGCCAGTGCGTCGGCGAGCAAGCCGTCGAGTTGAACTCGGATGTCTCGGGAGGCGCTGACGTTGATCTTCGCCGTAGTCGGGTCGAAAACGGTGATTCCGGCGGTCAGACCCGGTATACCCCTGGGATCGATTCCGGCCTTGAGCGTGACGCCAGCGAGTGGCGTGCCCTGGTTGCCGGCCTTGACGGTGCCACCTGGTGTGCCAAGTGCGGCACCGAGGCTGATGCCGCCCTGGACGCCGCCAGAGGCACCGAGAGAGACTTTGCCGCCCGCGCTACCGGACGCTCCGCCCGATACGCTTACGCCGCCAGTGGCGCTACCTGACGCCCCAGCGCCTGCCGTGCCGCCGATGCCGACCCCCGTCTCCCTGGTGATCCCGAGGGCCACCGAAAGCTTGGAACGGACGCTGGTTTTGAGCGCGCCCGTGAGCGAGGCGAGCTTTGCCGCGTCGAAATGTAGACCCAGCTCCCCCTTGACGATGCCGGGGAGCTTCTGATCGATCGATGCGCCGAGCTTCTGATTGACGGCCCTCCGCTCCTCAATCGTGAGCGTCCCCGTGTTCGGCTCGAGCGAGACCGAGGCGGACTGCTCCCGCGAGATGCTGAGGCCGACGGTTTGGGGCATGGGCTAGAACGTCTCGCCCATCCGGCGCAAACGGTGGTTGCCGAACATGGTGTTGAATACGTTCTCGGCGGCCGACGGGTCCAGCGGCTTCAGCGTGTTCGGATCAACATCCGTCTGGGTGAACCGGGTCAGCGAGTCGATATGGTTGCCGTTAGCGTCCGTCTCGAGCCCAACCGTTCCGAGCTTGCCGCCACCGATCGCGATCGCTTCCGAAACGTGCGGGTAGTCGCGCGCGTCTTCGGGCTTGGTCTTCTTCGGCTGCGCTTTCGGCTTGTCGAACCACTCCTCGACTTTCCAGACAACACGGAACCCGCCCCTGGCCGTCGGCTGGTCCCCGCTGATCTTCAGGATCCGGATGTTCGTGATGCCGAGGAGGTTCGGCCAGGGGTGAACGATCTTGACTGGCGAGCGGTCACGGCCGGGCCTGCGCGGATTCAGCACCTGGACGATGCGCTGGAACCCAACAAAGTGGCTCTCATTCATCCACTCGTGGATCTCGAACTTGGCCGGGTCGACGCCATTGTCTTTCGACGTTGGCTGGTCTGAACCCCTAGCCTTCTTGGTGTCGCACTCGATGCCAACGTCGAGGCCCTTGATCTCGCAGATCCCGGGCAGGACCTCACTTGCCATCTGCACGCTGTTCCAACTGTCGTCGGCGGCTCCGCCCGCGCCGGTCCAGCCGGGGATTTGTGCAGCGGCCATTACGTGCCGTCCTCAAGCATGCGCATCATTTGCCCGCGGATACCGCTGACGATTGCGCCGGCTGCGCCCTCGGGGGTTCCGTCATGGTCACCGAGGGCCACGTTGATGTCGCCGAACTTGATATCACCGTACTTGTGGCCACCGGCGGCTACCGACCCGGCCTGTGTGGCCGAGTTGGTTGAGCGGGAAGCCGCGGCCATGCGGGCCTGGCTTTCCTTTACTGCGTCGCCGTCGCCGAACGTCTCATTGAGTGGCGTAAACATGAACTTCGCGAAGTCCGACGATGCGAGCGCGATGAATGGCTTGAAGAAATCGGCCGCCATTTGGAGCCCGGTGCCCATCGCGACCGCGAACCTGACAAAGGACTCACGCAACTCTGCGCCGTGGTCACGAATGAAAACGGCTGCTGCCTGGATCTCCGTCCCGAGCGACTTGGCCGCCTCCGACAGAAGTCCAGCGATGTCCGTTTGCTGAACGAACGCCGATGCCGCGTTGAACAGTTCCACGACAGCCTTACCGAGTGCCGCAACCTGCGGGCCGGCCACTGCCGATTGAATCGACGCCATGATGCTCGAGAACGCGGCGGTGACACCGGGCCCAACCTCTTCACCGAGCGAGATGAAAGCGTTTTCGACCTGTCCCTTGAGCGTGCGCCACATCCCCCCGACAGAGGACGAATTGATCTTCATCGCGAATCCACCGGACTGCTCCACTCCGAGCTGGTTCCGGACCGCCTGCAAAATGGCCGGGATAGCCACGTCGGCCGACAGATCGCCAGCCTTCTGCATCTTGAGGATCTCTTGGCGCGTCTTGCCGAGCGTCTTTCCGAGAACCTTGTAAACCTCGTCGGCGCTGACACCGTGCTCCGCGAGCTGGCCGGTGATTTCTTCCGCCTGTAGCCGCCCCTTCATCTTGATCTGCGAGATGGCGCGCAGGGCGAATTCGGCGCTCTCGGAGCTTCCGGTCAAGGCCTGCAAATCGGCAGACATCCGGACGAGCTCGCGGGCCATCGGAACCTTGAAGCCCGAGTTGGCCAGCATCTTGAACTGGTCGACCGTTTCGACCACGTCGAGTCCGAGGCCGCCGGCCTCCTTGCGGACCTCGGAGAACTGCTGAGCGGCGAGGGGCCCGTCCTTCAAAATCGATGTGAGTGCAGTTTTAGAGCGCTGGCCAAAGTCGATGGCGGCCATCGTGGCGCTCGTGAACTTTGCGGCAACGAATCCGACTGCGGCCGCAGCCACAGCCGACACGCCAGCGATGGTGGCGAGCGCGCCGACCGCTGTTGAGCGCCCCGCGGTGTCGTTCCGTGCTCCGCGCGCTTGGCTGCGGCGGAGGTTCCTAGCTTGTGTCTGCTTGTGGCGCATGACACCAGCGAAACGCTCCTGGAGGCGGGCGCGCTGTGCGCCCAGCCGACTCTTGGTGTCGGCCGCGGCGGCCCGTTGCGTGGCCTCACGCTTCTTCTGCATCGCGCGAAGCTCCTGACGATGCGTCGTGTCCGCCATGCGCCGGCTGGCCTTCAGCTTCTTCTGAAACGCCGACTCACCCTGATCAAAAATCCGCTGCTTGTCGCGCAGGTCATCGCTAAGGCCACGGATCGAACGCGACATCGCGCGCGCCGGGCCCGTCACCTGATTGTTCAGGCGTAGCGTAAAGTCTGCGGAGCCGTCAGCCATCCTTCAGTTTTCTTCCGGCCTTGGCCAGTGCGTCGAGATACGCAGTCAAGTTCCGATCGATGTTCACGACCGCCGACTGGTACTGGAGTTCGAGGTCCGCGCCGAGTTCGGCCTCGTCGGTGAATGCGCCACTCTCGTCGCGCTCGAGCCCGCGAAATGCAAGCAAGGCCCGCCCGCCCACGTCGGGGGCAGAGCGGGCCTCGTCTAGTCTTTTCCCTCGGTCACGCCCTCATCCTGCATCTTAGAGATAGCTAGGGCGGCCTGGTTTGCGAAGTTCGTGTATTCGTCGAAAACTTGCTTGAGTTGCTCGCGGTCTTTCGGCCAGATGCAGCACGACTTCGTAGCGGTCTCGTTCGCGTCGATCAGTGGAGCGGCGTCGCCGTCAGCCTCGTACTTCTTGTTCGCGCTGTTCGAAAGCTTCGTGAACGCAATAACCTCGCTCCGTCGCATCCTGCGACAGGCGACGAGGCCAAAGCCATCGATCTCCCACCAAACTATGAACTTGTGCTGAGCCCGCAGCGACGCGAGAATCCCCGCCCGCTCGGCCTTTTTCGATTCTTCGGACGAGCCCAGTTCATCCGCGCGCTCGACTAGCGAATCCGTCACGTTTGCCTCCGTTTTCCGACCGCATTACGCGGCCACTCGCGCACTAAACCGCGCTGCCTACGTCCTGACCGTAAACGTCGACACCCTGGTAGTAGATGTTCGACGTGTTGAACTCGACCGGCACGACCAGCATGTCCGGGCCACGCTTGTAAGACTGCTCGACGCTCGAAACGCGCGCCCTCCAGATCGTGTCCTGCGTGATGATGTTGTTCTTGAAGTAGGTGGCGCCGATGGTGAGGACCATCGTGCCGACCCCGAACCCAAGCTCCGCGGCAATCGCAGCCCAGTAGTCCCACTGGGCCTTCTGGACCGTCATCGCCGTCTCGTGCTCGGCCTCGCCGTCGGTCCAGTCCTGAACCGTCCGGTGCGAGCCGTACATGGGCTCGCGGTTGATCTTCGTGGAGTAGCTCAACTCTTCGAGCATTCCGACGAGCCCGATGGAACCCTGCGTGGTCACGAGCTCGACCGAGCAGTTCTGAAGGTCCATCGTGATGTTGTTGACCGTGACAGTTGCCATCGTTACACCGCCACCGATCGGGAGAGACCCACGGTCGCTTCAAGGTTTTCCATCGGAGGCAGCGGGACTGCCCTCCACGTCGCCTTGACGATGCGCGTACCGAACACGTCATTCGTCTGGTCGATTGTCGCGCCCTGCTCCTCGACGTGGTTCGGTTGTCCGTCCACCGTCGGGCCGCGCATGACTTCCGCGATCTGCGCGTTGATGGCGCTTTCCATCTGCTTGGCCGCCACCGGGTGAATCGGCCGCTGCGTCACGCCCGGGACTCTGATGGTCGAAACCTTCGAGTTCCGGTAGCGCGCAAGCGCCATGTCGAACACCGTGGTTCCCTCGTCGAGGGTCACGCCGAAATCCCAGTAAAGGAAGTCGGAGCCGGCCGGGCTCTTGAGGTAGCCGTTCGTCGGGAAGAATCCGGGTCCGCTCTGGTCGGTGCGGAACGTGTTGGTCTTGTCCGCTTCGGTGAAGATCGGCGCCTTCATCTCGTCGTTCGAGATGGCCACGACGCCGTCCATCGGACCGGACGCCACGCGCCCGAGGTTCTCGGAGATTTGCGCCCGAACCGCCCGGAGGAAGTTCGAGTGGATCTCAGAGACGCGCGGGATCGCGAAGCCAGCGAAGGGCTGCGGGCTGATGCGCTCCTCGAGGCCGTACTGGACAGCCACGCGGGAGTTGGCGAACACGCCGCCCACGCTGGTCAGGTAGTTGGCGCTCGTATCGATCGAGCCGCCGTCCGCCATCGCGCGGGCAAAGTGCTTGCTCGTGGCGAGCGTCGACATGTGTGTAGCGATAGCCGCGAGAACCGTTGCCGCCGCAGACGCCGACGCCGGATTGCCGGCAAAGCAGACCTTGCGGATCTTCCGGTTGTTGAGGAGCGGCGACGCGAGGAGTGCCGTGATGGCTGTGCCGAGGTCGGTCGTGTTGTAGTGCGGGCACGTCGAGGTGCCGGTGAACACGTCGCCGAGTTCGAAGAAGGTCGGGCCGCCACCGGGCGTAAACGTCCACGTGAACCCAGCCCCGGGCACAGCGAACGTTCCGCCGGCCGGGATGATGATCTCCTCAGAGAACGTCCGGTCCGTGTCGGCCGTCGCGTTGGTGCGGTCGAGTGAGTAGTCGAACTTGCCGACTCCCACCGTTCCGGTCTTCTTGATGCGGATCTTGACCGCAAAGTCGTGCGTCGCTCCGCCGGCGGACACCGTCATGGTGCCGGTGCTCGTGCCGATACGAGCGACGGTGATCGCGCTGTTCACGCCAGCAACGGTCGCCGCCGTCTTCAGAAAGAAGCAGCCGCCGATCGCGTCGATGCAGGAGAGCGCGATGTCAACGCCGGGCCCGCGCCCCACGGCGGTCTTGAACGCCTGTGGATCTGTCCCCATGTAGAGCGTCGCGGCTGTGCCGGCGCTCGACGGGGCAATGACAAGCGGGAAATTCGCTCCGCCCGAGACGAGCTGGAGCCCGCCATCCTGGACCGTGATGGTAACTGTGCCCGGATAGGCCATTCGCTAGGCTCCCTTGACCGATGCGGTTCGCTTCGGTGCGTGAGGCGAGAGCGCCGCGGGGTGCGGCTCGTACTCGCCATGAGTGTTGGTTTTGCCGGCCGCGCTGAGCGCAGCCTCGTAGTCGGCGCGGGTGAGCTTGATTGGCTCGCCGGCGTGGTGCGCGTGCGATGCCCAACCGTGGAGGGCAGACGCGGCCTCGTGCTCCCACAGGAAGTCACCGATCACGTCAAACTCTTTGCCGTTGATCTTTGAGACGGTGTCCTCGAACCGTTTCGAGCGGCGCTGTCCGCACGGGCCCGTCCACTCTTCCGGAGTGCGCTTGTCACTCTGGACAGGGCTCGGCACTGGCGCCACAGCACTTTTCTCGTCGTCTTTCGCCATGTTTTCTACGGTTCGCTGTACTTGTCAGGTTCAACCCACTGGTTGACCTCGTAGGCAGTGTCGGCCTCGAGTTCGCCAACCGGCGATTCGATGCCTGTGCGGATCACGGTGTCCACGAGCACCACAGTCTCAACCTCGCCGTCGAACTCGCGCGCGACGTTCACCCAAACGGGCAGGTTCAACACGATCACTGACAGTCCGCTTTGGAGCGACTTCCCGGCGATCTGTGACGGGTACTCGTAGGAAGCGGCCTCGGCCCAGCGGAAACGCTCCGCCGCGACTCGGTCGGTGGCCATCCAGAGCCGGTCAAGCAGGTGCTCGGCCTGCTCCTCATTCGTGTGCCAGATGCGGATCTGGCTCATCGCCAGGCGGACACCGAGAACGGGTACCGGTGGATCGCTCTGGTCCGTGATGACGTGGTCGCTGGTAGTGAAGCGCCCGCCGATTTGTGTCCAGACGACTTTCGGCGCCTTCTGGTCCTCGTTGAACCCGATGCGTCCGAATTCGAGCTCCGGGACGGCCCGGGACTCAGCGGTTAGGATTTCGTCGAGCTGTTCGTGAACGTCGCGCACGAGCAGTCGCCAGGGCGACTCGGCCATCTACTTGAGTCCGAGCGTCAGGAGACAGTGCGTGTTCCAGATGCGGTCGAAGCTGTTGTCCCAGCTACCCGGCACGCGGCGACCCGGTGAAAGCGCGCGGCGGCGGGAGAAATAGCCGCGGTAGGTAGCCCGCGATCCGATGGTGAAGCCGAATCGGGAGAGGGTTTTGACTTGGTAGCTCGAGCGGAGCTTCCCGGTCTTGCCCTGGCCGATGCGGCGACCGTCTGGGCGTTTCTTGGGAGCCCAGGGACGGCCAAACGGGTCGGCCTGCTTGGCGAACTCGTCGTCGGTGCGGCTCAGTGACTCAGCGGCGAACTTGGCCGAGACATCGTGGAGCGAATTCGGGCTCCCGAGCGCCAGGATCCCGCGCTGCCACTCGTCGAGTACGCCAAAATCACCGGTCAGGCCCATCAGGTGAACCCATCGAGAGACTCGTTCGTCGCCTGCACGAACAGCATGCAACGGAGCGGCTTGATTTCGACGTGGACGATGCTGAACCGCTCCCACGCCGGATAGAGAGGTCCGCGCAGGAACACGAAGCGGCTTTCGCCATCCTCGAGCGCGCGGACAAATTTCGATGTATCGAATCCGCCGCCTGCGAATGCCGGCGTGATGGGTCCGACCGTCCAGAGGTTTCCCGGGGCGTTGCCGAACGGGATGTCCTCGCCCTTGGCCTGCTTTACGCGCGGGCTCTGTCCGCCAGCCTCGACGATCGCGAATTCCTCGCGAACGATCGTGCCGTCGCCACTCTCGGGGTCGGCCCACTCGAAAACGAGCTTGGCTTGGTAGCTGCGAAACCCATACGCACCCGCAATGGCCCGCCCGTTGTAGACGGTGGGAAGTAGGTCGTCGGCGAGGGTCATCAGACTGGGTGGTGCGCGATGTACTCGGGTTGCTCACCAACTCGAGCGGCAAGGGCACGCGCAAGCACAGCGATCCCGTCTGTCACGTCTGTGGGCTTGAGCTCGGCGCGACGCTCGGCCACGTGGTTGCGGCGAGCCTCAGCGGAGTTCAGGAGCGCCCGACACTGCTCGACGATGCGGGCCGGGCTGAGCCTCCGCAGCGGGTCCGTGTCGTTCTCTGTCAGGACGCAAGCGCCGCGGGAGTCGAGGAAGAACGTCCGCGTCTTGTCGCTCGGGTCGCTCTCGCGCTGCTTGATGTCCACGATGACCTTGGCGCGGTCTACGAGGGCATTCCGCTCAGCGCCGAAGACGTTGAAGTGGCACTCTGGGTTGAGGCCGGCGTCCTGGAGTTTGGTGAGTAGCTCTACGCGGCGCTCGGTGAGCGAGCCGTAGAACAGGATGTCGATGTCTTTTGGTACGTCCGCCGGCGTCTGCTCGTACCGACCCGGCTCGACGACAGCCAAGCCCGTACCGTAGCCGTGAGCCGAGTCCCACACGCAGAGCGCTCGACTGAGCTTCTCTACGTAGGATGCTGGGAACGACCCGCTGCCGGGGACCTCGGTCTGGTAGATGATGACCGGGTAGTTCGGGAGGACAACGCCCTCGCGGTGGGCGCCGATGACGATCTCGATGGCGCCTTTGAGGGCTCCGGCTGCGTGGTCCTGGGCGAAATCATTGGCTCGCCACACCTCGTGGCCGGCCGCTTTCAGTGCAGCGGCGAGACAATCCGCGATGTCCTCGAGGCACCGCCACCACCGGAGGCGGGGCAGCACGACCGAGAATTTCACGACGGACCGTCAGGGTGGATGTGGACCGGAAGCGGTCCGTACATCTTTACCGCCGGCGCTTGGCCATTCGGTTTCGACTCGGCCGGCACGCTCGCGTGCGGGTCTTGCCGAACCTCGGGGGTAGTATCGGGCGTGCGGTTCGCCTTGGTGGGCGTAACGTCATCTTCGCGTGGAACGAAGACCTGCTCGCCGTAGTGCTCGACAACCACGCCGCGATGCATCCAAATCTCGCCGCCGAGGTTCGTCCACCTGCGACAGAACGCGATGTCCTCGCCAGCGTAGCTAACGCCCTGCTGGAACGTCGGCGACCAGAGCCCCGTGATGATGCCGTAGCCCTTCACTTCGTAGACGAGGCTTCGGTAGGCGCCCGCCATCCGCTCGATCACGGCCCGCTCAATGAGCATGAAGCCGGCCGGGACGTGCTTGCACTCCCAAAGCGGCAGATCGATCTCGGGGCCGCGCGCCCTGGCGTTCGGATAGAGGGTCGCGAAAGGTTCGCCCTCTTGGCGCCCCGTGTAGTCGGCGGGGATTTCGCGGTTTTCCTGCTTCTTCGAATATGTGCCGGCGATGAACGGCTTCCTCGTGTCGAGGAGTGCCTGGATCTGCTCCGGCCCAAACCCGATGTCCGAGTCCACACAGAGCATGTGTGTCGCTGGACTGTCGAGGAAGCCGTCGGTCAGGAGGTCGCGATTTCTCGGAAGGATTGGCCCGTGCTTCTGGGCCATCTGCATCCGTTCATGAAAAACATGCGCGGTCCTAAGAACGCCCTGGAAATACGGGATATGTACGCGGCCGTCATGGGTCGGTGTGCAGAGATAGAGTGTCGGTTTCACTGGGGTTCCCTTGTTGAAATTGCCTTTTCAGCCGAGAGAAATCTCCCCGGTATTCGGCGCCGAAGTGCCGAAGTAGCGCCCGTACAATTCGACCCCAAACGATTGTCGCAGCCGCTCGATGAGCATCTTGCCGCGGCCCATTGCGTCAACCGACGCTCCGTTAGACTCGGTGGTGGTGTTGTACCACTCGACGTCGCCCGTGATGGCCTTGAGCGAGCCGGTCGAGCTAGCAGACGCTCCCGCGGTCGCAATGACAGCGTCGATCGTCACGAGCTCGGTAAGGATTGTCTCCACCGCGGTCTGCTCAACAGCAGACCCGCCCACCTTGTCCATCATCCCCTCGAGTTGAGGGTCGAGATCGTAGAACCCGAGCGGGCGCCCGAGGTATCGACGGATGGATACCTTTTGCGTTTCGGTGAAGGCCATTGTCAGCTCGTGGCCGACTTCGGCCCTTCTAGTTTCTTCGGCTTGCGCTCAGTCAACTCGAGCTTCCGCGTAGTCTCCGCAATGAGTTCCTCGGCCGCCTTCGTGTCGGCCTTGGCCGATGCGAGTTCGGACTCAAGAGCCCTCACGCGATCCGATAGCGCCACCGAACGAGCCTCAGCCGTTTCGCGGCGCGACTCGGCGGCCTGGATCTCTGCGCGGGCCGCTTTTGCGTCGGCTTCGGCCGCGGCCAGCGACTCCTTCAGCCGCAGATACTCGTCAGAGCGAATCGTCGCGCGCTCTTCCTCGGCCACCCGTCGCGCCTTTGTCTCTGGCGCGACGGGGATCTCTGCAACGGGGAACTTCTGCGCAACCAGATGTGCAACGAGATCGCCTGGCACTTCACATGCGCCATAGGCGTCCCACCGGTATTTCCTACCGAGGGCCTCCCAATCGAGCCGATGCTGCGTCTGGTTGTGGAGAAGCATCAGGCCGGCACCACGTCCACGTAGATGCCGATCGGCCCGTCCTGCGAGTGGTCGTTGAGCTGTTCCTTGATCTCGTTCACGAGAACGAGGAGGTCAGTGGCGTCCGTCGCGTCGGCGGTCGTGACCGTGTTGGTGTCGTCCGCCGTGTAGTGGACGTTCGACGCCGTGCGGTGCGTGTTGAACTGGGCCTTGATCTCGTTCGCGAGAGCCACGCAGGTAGCGGTGTCGGTGCCGTCCGCCATCGTGATCACGGCGGATGTCGCCGTGTCGTGCGCCTTGCCGAGTGCGTCCGTGAAGTGGGCGTCCGTATAGGCTTTGCACTCATTGGTGAGGGAAAAGCCCGTGGCGTCGTCCGTCGCGTCCGCGGTTGCGATGGTGTAGGCCGAAAATGCGTAGTCGCGCGAGTCCGGACGCAACGTCGACGACATTTTCGAGATGTGGAATTTGGTGCTGATGCCATCGAGTACCAGCTTGTTGTTCGCGGCAAGAAGCGCGGACAGCAGGTCGGTATCGACGTCTCTCGGTTGAATAGCCATGCTTGTTTTCTCCGTGTGACTGAGCGGGCGCCCGACAGGCGGGTTAGGCCGCGAGCGCCCAGTCAGCTACTAGGGTGCGAAGTTCAGCTTGACGAAGCGCCGCACGCCGCACGTGCGGGGATTCTTCACGCGAAGCTCGCAGTACGTCTTGGCCATGTAGGGCGTCGCGTCGCCGGTCTTCGCGAGCTTCACGACGGCCGCCATGAGCGGGATGTCGCCGAAGCCGTCGTTCGCCGTGAGCACGGTCTCCGGGTCGAACATGAGCTGCGGGAAAGCCGCCGCAAACTCGGGCGGAGGCAGGATCTGGAGGCTCACGAACTCGCTGTTGACGTAGTAGATGCGTCCCGAGCCGCTGCCCGACTCGAGCGTGGCGTCCTTGTCCTTGATGAACACGCAGCCATCGACCTCGATGCCGCTGTAGCCGCCGGAAAGAACGATCTTCCCGCGCGCCGTCGTGAACTCCGTCACCGTCTGGATCAGGCGGCGCTGCGAGTCGAAGAGGTTACCGACCTCGTTGAACACGCTGTGATGACAAAGCGCGATGTCGGGCGCCATGCCCGACTGAACCGTGATCTCTTTCAGATCCTCGCGGATCTGGCCGAGCGACAGGTTCGTCGCAACGCCAGGGTTGACGAGATACGGTTTCCACGTGGCAACCGACCCGCGGGCGATCGTTGCGTACGTGTTGGTGTTGTCGCCGATGGCCTGGTCGAGACCCGTGACCTGCTTCGGGGAGGCCGCACCATCGCCGGAATAGACGTGGAGATTGACCTTGCTCACGAGCGCGGCGAGCGAGTTCGTCACCTGGCGCGCGATCTGGTTCAGATTGCCCTGGGGGGTGCGCGAGGTACGCGCGGCCGCCTGAGCTGGGCCAGTGACGGACGAGCTCTGCTCGTAGTAGGCCCAATTGAGAACGGCCGAGTCCTGGCCATCCGAAGTCGCGGCTGCGGGATTCGCGCCTTCGAGCATTGCTTGAGCGGTGGCGCCGTCCTTCTCGGCCACCCACGCGCAGTTTTTGCCCTCGTCCATGCGGATCGGGAGCACGCGCAGCGCGGAGCAGGTTCGGTTGACGGTGCGGACGACATCGCCCGCGTAATTCTGCGCGAGCACGGTAGTTGCGATACTTTGAACGGCCATCTTGTCTCTCTCTTGTTGTGTTTTTCTGGCCGCTCAGACGCGGCGTGATCAGTCGATGAGCGAGGCCGGATCGATTCCGAGTGCCTCGAACTGCTGGAGTGTTCTGGTTGCGGGATCGCCGCTGAGCGGCTGTCCGCCGCCGCCACTTCCGGGGACACGCGGACCGGGTGGTCCGCCGCCGCCAGTGGGCTTGGGTGCTGCCCGAAAAAGCTTCATCCCTGGCTCTTCGAGAAGAACCGGGATCGCTTCCTCGAGCGCGATGTCCTCGTCTGCTTCCGGTGCGCCCTTGTACGGGGCGCGCTTCACGCGGAAGAGCGCGTTTCCCTGTTCGTCGACCTTCAGCCGCCCCTGAACCAGGGTGAGATGATCGATCGCAATGTCGGTCATGCCGGGCGCGAGCTTGTCGGCGAGCCCCGAGCGGAGCTTCAGCTTCGCTGCGTCAAGCTTTCGATTCGTCTCCGACTCGGCACGTAGGCGCGCCTCTTCCTTGCGCGCGGTCTCACTCGCCTCGAGCTTCGTAGCAAGTTCTTGGAGCTGCCGAGCTACAGCGTCGTCGCTGGCCGCCTTGCCGCCCTTTGCTTTGCCGCCGTCACCGCTGCCGCCGCCAGAACCGCTGTCGTCGGGCTTTGGGATGAGTTCGGTTACGACGGGGCCAATCAGGCCCTTCCAGTCGACGCCCTTGAGTTGCTCAGCAAGCGCAGGCTGGCGCTTGAGATGACTCGTGACGGCCGCGTTGACGGTCTGGCCAATGGCCGCGAGCTGCTCTTCCGAGAAGAGCGGCTTCGGCGGATCTCCACCGCCGCCATCGTCTCCAGCCTTGTCCAACAGGGGGAACGGTCGATTGAATAGGAGCATGCCAATCCTCTTCCGGCCGATGGCTGTGGCCGTTCGCCTTGTGGGGGCGTTACCCATTCAGGTCGTTGGCGGGTGACCCGTAGTCCCGTGCACGCGAAAGCCGCGTGTTCTGTCTGTCAGCAGTCGAGGTAAACGGTGGTTGCTACAGTCGTGTCACCAGTGGCAGCAGCGGTCGCCGCGCCCTTGGTGACCACTCGAGTAGCTGCAAGCTCGTAGAAGGCGCGATTGGCAATCACCACCGGAATCACATCTGTAGGAGCGCCGGAGCCCTGGCCGTAGACGATGCTCAAGTCACCGTCGGCATGAAGCTCGATGCCCGAGAACGCGTCGCCCTGGGGTGCGCCAATGTCCTGCACACCGAATGAGAGCGCGCCGGCGGTGCTGACCTGGCCGGGCACGTCGATGTTTGCAATCCCGTCGAAAATCAGCAGGCCGCTGAGCGTATCTCCGCCGTCAGCATTGGCCGGCGTGATGAGCTCGACCGCGGTTCTGCCGCCGCGCCGACCGGTGATCGTGAACGGATCAAGGGTGTAGGCGCCGGTGGAAAGCGAGCGCGTGATCGTCGTCGACCGTGGGAGGTCGAGGGTACTCATGATCAGGTCGCCGTCCGTGAACGCGCTGGTCGCCACGGCGGTCGCCGCGGAGGCCTTGATCGCGTCCGTCACGTCGAGCTGCGCCGCCGTGTAGGTCTTGGTTCGGAATGAACTCAAAGTCTTGCTCGCAAAATCTTTGCCCCGCGCCTGACGAGCTCGGGTTCAATTTGGTCCCAGACGGTGCGACAACCGACGGCCATCGCGCTCTGCCCGGGGACTCGCTCGGCCACTTGCGTGTCGAGCTGGATGAAAAGGTCGGCGGGAAGGCCCGTCGGGTTCCTGGCCAGCCATTTTCTCGTGGCTCGGGCCATGATGACGTTCTCGCAGACCATCGGGCCCGGCTCGTCGAGCCACTTCGCTGCGGCGACCGATCCCTGATCGGGACCGAGGCCGACATCCTTCAGCTCTTCGCCGTGATGGTACTTTCGACCGTCGACCGCGAGCTTTCGAGCCAAGTGCGACTTACCCGCTCGTGGGCCTCCTGAGATGACGATCCGCTCATGCTGCTGGTGGCTCAGCAGTCTTGCCAGGCCGTCCAGTGCCGTTCGGTGGGCCGCTCGTTGGGCTGGCGAAAAGCGCTGCGGCGGCTTCTCGCTCGAGCCTCGCGTCCTCTGCGGGATCCGTTGTGCCAACCTTGATCTCCTCGCGGATGATCGTCTTCGTGGTCTCGGGCAGGTCACGGAGTAGCGCCTCGGCGACTCGCGTGTTTGCCTCGATCGCGAAGGTCTTGCTCGGGATGGCCCCGACCTTGTCTTTCAACAGGGCGAGGTTCGCGAGGAAAGCGTCGATGTCGAGCGCCGCAAAGTCGTCCAGGCCCTCAACGGACCATTCGAACTCTTCACCGCGTGCCCGACTGATGGTGTCGAGCGTGTACTCGATCGTCTCTTTGACGATGCGGGAGAACGCCACGAGAACCACCCGCGTGCTCTCCATGTCGCTCGCCTTCGAATCGGCTGAGCGGCCCACGGCGGCTGCGTTGTTCTCGACTCCGAGCGCCATCTGATGGGCGACTCGGAAGATTTCGTCCTTCTCGGCCTTGATCTCAACGTCGAGGGCGGCGAAGTGCGCGCCATCGGGGGAGGACCATTGCGCCTTGTCATCCTTGTGTAGGATGACCTCGTAGCCAGGTCCGGAGATTTGCTTTTCGAACTCGTCGGGCTTGCCGACGAAGTACTCACGCAGCGCGTAGCACGTGGCCGCCATCGACCAGGCCTGCGCGTTCACCTTGCGGAAGTGCGCGAGTTGCGGGGAGCGAAGCCTGTTCGCTACCCAAAGCGCCGGCGGGAGGTCCAAGCAGACGAGCGGGACGCGGCCAAAGCCGTGAGTCACAGCGCCGAGGCTCGGAACTTCCTGCTTGGCGTCCGGCCTTTTGCTCTTGTCGTAGCTGATGCGGAAAGTCTCGACAGCCTCGGCCGTCAGGAACTCCCACGTCTCGGTGATGGTTTCGCGAGAGCCTGAAACCCCGTTGCGCTTGGCCGTAGCCTTGTGGGTGATTGCCCACTCGAGCCGGCCGTCCTCGCCGGTGTCCCAGTCGAGAACGTTGCATGTCTCGAGGACATCAACCCAGCATTCGCCAAGTTTGCGATCCTCGAATTCGGCAGCGCTCGCGGGTGTCGGCGCCCCGTCGTTCGGCTGATTCACACGGAGCCAGCCCGTGCGCGCAACCATCGCGTTCGTGAGCAGCTGCTTGAACGCCGCGTCGATGTCTGTCCCAGCCCGGTCGCAGTCCTCGCGGAATGCGTCCCAGTAGGGCCCGGTATTGACCGCCTCGTCCTTGCCGGCGAGCCGCGCCTTGAGCATGGGGCTCGAGACGAAGAGCATCGACGTGAAGTAGTCGATGATGGGCCCGAGGTAGTTCCGGTACTGCGCCTCTTTCAGCCGCGTTTCGTAACGCTGCTGACGTTCCCGCTCCCGCCTTGGGAGCAGCGTAGGGTAGAGCTTCTCGAGCTTTTCCCCACCCTCGTAGAGCGCCTCGAGCTCGCGCTGCCGCTGCTCGTTGTAGCTCGGGTGGCGTTGGTTGAGGTCGGCGTAGGTGGGCACTTCAGCTCTGGAGTCGCCCGTACTTGAAGACCGGGATCTGCCTTACGGACCAGCCGATCGCCTCAGCTAGAACGAGGTCGTCGTTCTCGCCTGGCGCCGCCTCGGGCTTGCCATTCGAATTGGTGACGAACGTCCGGAACTGCCCGAGGACCGCACGGTCAGGCGATGACCAGTGTCCGTTCCGGTGCGCGTCGTCGAGCGCGTCCAGCATGATCGGGCGCGTCACGGGATTCGTGGGCCACCCGTTCTTCTTGTCCGCGTGCTCGTAAATCTGTTTGTACTTCTCTTCACGCTCGAGGGCTTGAAGGGTCGCGTGGCCGTGGTTGTTCCGCTCCACAGCGATCAGCGCATCGTTGTACTCGTGCCCCAACTTGGCGCCGGCGCGGGCGAGCTCCCACGGCGGGTACTGGCCGTCGATGGTGGCGCAGTGCTCCCCAGTGACGCGCTCCCGAAGGATGCCGCCGCTCGGGTCACCGCCGCCGCCCTCTGCACAGTCGAGGGCCAGGAGGTAGGCCTTGCTGGGCTCGGGGCGCCTGAAAATGCGGACGCGGTCGTGGTCTCGGCGCTCAAGCGGCTGAGTCGCCAGCTTGAACAGTTTCGTCGTGACCGATTGGTCAAAGAACCCGCGTCCAGAGACGAGAAAGCACGTCTCGGCGTCGCTCGGATATTCCTGGTCCGTCTTCTCCTGGCCACCCTTGTCGGCGACCTTGGCGCGATACCATTTGAGCTGTTCTTGCGTGACACCGGCCTTGGCCAGCGCATCTTCACGCTCAGTCGTCGGCTCGATCTTCTCGTCCGGCTCGAGCGGCGTTTGGTACTCAGTCGCCGCGAACCAGGGGAAAAAGTGGAGCTTGTAGGCGCCCGCTCCCGATGCGGCCGATTGGCATCGGCGGTAGAACGCCCCGGATGCCCCGTTCGGTGTGGACTCGTCGACGATCTCGGAACCGTGCTCGACGCCCGGCACGCACTCGAGAAGCGCGTTGAGCGTCTCGTCGGCATACTCGTAGAACGCCGTTTCGGTGAGGTGTAGCCGCGAGACCGTTCCCGCGCGCCCCTTCTTCACCGCCGCGGCCTCTGATGCGCCAGCCTCTACGATTCGGAGCGATGCGTCCCGGTCCGCCAACGACCACTCACCGGCCGTCCGGGTGTGGAAGTTCAGTTTGAGGCCTGCCCGTTCGAGTGATTCGAACATCACCCGGTAGTTCTTGCTGAGGAGCTTGAACGGGTCGTGGTCGGTGAGGGACTGGCAGGTGGCCACGACGCGAGCGCCGGGCACCGTGAGGAAATGGTAAACGTCGCGCGCCTGCTCAAGCGTCGTGAAGCCAACCTGGCGGGGCTTCAGAACAACGTCGCGCTGCGTACGTTCGCGGCAGTAACGCCGCTGGATGCCGTTGAGGACGAGCTTCTGACGCCCACCGCTCTTCGGTACGATGTCGAGGATCCCGGCGAACCGCTCGAACTTGGAGAACGCCCAAGCTAGGAATTCGGCTCGGGCTTTTCGGTCGTCTCCGGCTCCGTCGGGCATTCGTTCGACTCGGCGGACTTCTTCAGCGCGTCGAGCTCATCGAGGGCCACGGCTGCAACGCGGAGGTCTTGTTTGGTTGGTGCTTTCGCCCCGCTCACGTCGGCCCAGAGGTCGCCCATGAGCTTTGCGGCTTTCGCGTCCCCCAGCGCCACGGCTTCACGGAAGAGCTTTCGGGCACCAACGCTGATGTCCCGCTCGGCCTCGTCCTTGTCGGCTGTGATGCGGCGGTGAGCCTCGGATGAGGCCTTCTCGACCACACCGAGTGTCACGCCCCATTCAGCGGCGAGCTTAGGACCGGACTTGCCACGAACCCACTCAAACCGCTCCATCATCCCGGCGATGTGGTCGACGCGCTCAGCGACCGTAAGGATCGCGCGCGCGCGGGTGGGACTATCCGGTTTGTCGGCCGGCTCGGCCATTTGCTCTGCTCAATCGTCTCGGCGCATCAACGAGCGCCATGCCTGTCGTGCGAGCAGTGCCGGGAGCACACACCAGAACACAACCGTTTCGATCACGTCGCCGGCCTGCTCGCTCAGGTCTTTCGTCATTCGTTCACTTCTCGATGAGTTGCCGGAGCTTGAACTGCTCCCAGGTGAGCATCGCCATCGCGAGCGGCATCGAGCCTGCCCAGCCGTGCTGGACCTCGTCGCCACGACGGTTGCCGAGGAGTACGCAGCCGATCAGCTCACCTTTGCGGGCATCGTCGAGCCACGTTTCCAGGCACCGCACAAGGTCGGTGTCTATCTCGGGCCGGATACTGCGAACCTTTGCCGGTTCACTCATTCGCCAGCAACTCCACCGGCAACTCTTCCGCCGTCTCGACCGCCTCAACCTTCACGACTCGCCTGCGTGCCGGCCTGACGTTCGCCCCGTAGCTTGGGGGAGCATGGTCGACTGAGGGCTTGGTGTGATCGGCTGCCCGTTTCCAGGCTGCGAGGTGTCTCGGCTCGAGGGTCGGCATCAGGTGCGCCACTCTTCCCAGCCGCTCGGGGGCTGGTCACCGATGCGAATCTCGGTTCCGCGTGGGCCGAACAGGTCGACCTTTGGGAACACGGGCCAGGCCTTGCGCCTCGCCCTTTCGTCTTCGGCGATCTCGATGAGCCTGTCCAGCAGGGTCTCGAGCTTAGTGGCGAGCCGCTTGATCATGCTCTCCCGAACTTCCGCGCCATCTCCGCGATCTCGACAACGATCCCAACGGACATGACCGTCGCGATTGCCACGAGCGAGAGGAAACCGAGGGTCTTGACGATCATGCCTTTAGCCGTTGAGCGTCTCGGAAGATTTGTTCGATCGCGCCCTTGCCTGGCCACGCCGGTCGGACTTGGCTTACCGGCTCGGTCTCTTCGACCGCGTCGGCTAGCTCCAGTCGTCGCTGGCCTTGAGTTTGGCGGATGACCTCGGGGGGTCGTTTCGGCGGGATCGCTCGGCGCTTAGGCCGCGGGTTCGTCATGTCGACGGGATCGTTTGGGGCGGCCAGACGGATTGACCGTTCTGGTCACCGCGCGCACGCCCTCACCCTTCCCGAATTTGATGTCTCTTTTGAGTCACTTTCGTTACCTTCGAGGGTTGCTACGTCGGATAGGTACTGGGCTGTAAGCCTGCGCCAGCTTTCAAGATTCCTGAGTCTTGATCCGTGGTCGTTCACTTGCCGGTGTAGGTGTCGTGTTTTGGAGCTGAGGTCGGCTACGTTCTTCTCGAGGTCGGACAGCACGCGCTCCTCGGGCAAGCGGATGCGGTCGAGCGCGTTCGCATTCACATAGATGCGTCCGCGCCACCGCTTGTGGAACTTCTCGCCGTGGAACTCCTCAGCCGCACGTAGGGCCCTGTAGGCGTACTGTCGCCGCGTTCGCCGGCTGCTGTTCTTGAGCTTCTCGTCCGTGCCGGCGAGCCGACGCCCGAGATCGCTCAGCTGGATCCAGCGGTCGTTACGCGGCTCATTCACTGCTCCGCCTTCGCCGGGTCGTACTCCGGCAAGAGCGCCCGCCGCTCGCCCACACGACGCGGCTTCTTCGCCTCGTCCTTGGCCGTCCGCCATGCCGCGTGGTCGCCCTTGGCGGCATCCTCCGCGAGCTTCAGTGCCGCGCCGATGACTCGCCCGCTCTTGCCCTTGTTCGGGTCCTGGCAGGCAACCAGGAGCTTGGCCGGGTCGTCGCACAGGTGGAACGCAAGGGCCGCAGCACGACCAAGCCTGGCCTCTGTGCCCTTGCGCGCATGAAACCCGGTCGGCTTCTGCGGCTCGACAGCGCCGTACTTGGTGATCGCCTCGACGCTCGGGCAAGCGTCCTTGGCCTTGGCGCCGAAACCTTCGTCGCTCCGGAACTGCGCCGGCGGGGCCTTGTACCAAAGATCCAACCGGAACCTCACCGGCTTGGGCAGCGTCGACCACGCCGCCGAAAGCCACCGGTGCCGCTCCACCGAGCCGATCACCGTGTTGCCCCAGCCGATCTGCTGGTCGTCGTACAAGTCGGTGTTTGGCACACCCGTGAACGGTCCGCCGTGCTCGAGCTGGGCGATCGTTCCGCCCAGGGTGCCGCGCTCTCCCATTTCCGCGTCGCCCATCACGAGCAGGAACTCGAGGTCAGGGTCGAACGCCTCTTCGCTGCGTTGTCGTGGTCTCTTGGATTCTGTCGCCACCGGGATCAACCCGGTAGCGCTGTCACCGTCTGCCATGGTAGGTTTCTCCTTGAACGCCGCCAAGCAGTTCTCGGAGCGCCTCGGTCACGAGCCGGGGCGTTTCGTCGTTTCAGGTCTACCAGTGGTCGGCCCGCTTCCACCGGGACTCACTGAAGCTATTCGTGAAGTCAATCAGACTGGGTAATTCGCCTGTTCGTTTTACGAAGTGCCGCTCGGCTACGCTGTGCGGGACCGTGGCAAACAGCGGCACGCCTCTCACATCAGATGCGTTGAAACTGAGCGGGCCGTCGCCGAACACGCCGAACGGCATCCCGCTCCACCCCATCAGCGGCAACCCGTCCATCAACACGGGATACCAGCGCCCGGACCTCCACCCGCCAACAAACGAGTAAGCCCTCACGACCGGCTCCGGAACGAAAATCCCCGCCGCCGTGGCGGTCAGGGCTTGGAGGAGCTGGCGGCGGTTCACGGCAACTCCCACTCTCTGACGACATCGACCGGCACCGGCTGCACGACGCGGCCCTTGATGATGAACGCGCCCTCGGTCTCGTTCAGGTTTTCACCGGGACAGCTCGCGAGCCATTTCGGCGCGCTCTCTCCCTCGCCCCAGTAGCCGCTGGCGAGTTTGTGGCGCAGGTCGGTGGCTGTGTGCTCCGTGACGTACACGTCGCCATCCTCGGTGCCCCTGATCACGTAGAACATCTCGGTCATTCCGTTCCTTTCGGTTCGTGCAAAACGCAGCCGAAGTCGGGCGGGGTCAGAAAGTCCACGTCGGCTCGTCCGTATCCGCCGTCGAATGGCGCCTCAAGCCGAGGCAGTGCGTCGCCGTCGACGGGAATGCGCACGCAATGCCCGGCACCGTCCTTGCGGGTCTCGCGGCGCCGCCAGAACTTGCAGCTCCCGCACCTCGGCTCCGGCCCGGAGATCATCAAGCCACCATCTCTCTTCCCCCAACCCGCGCTAGCCTCGCCATCGTCTCCGCCACGCCCTCAACGAGCGACCCGGTAAACGTCATTCCGGCCCGCTCGATCTTCTCTCGCGACACCACGTAGGAAAGCTGGTTCATGATGGGCGAGTCGACGAACACGGTCTCGAGCCTCGGTGCGTGTCGCCGGATGATCTCGACGATCTGCCCAACCGTCGCGTTTTCGGTCACAACGTTGTAGGTCTCGCCACCGAACAGGCCGCGCTCCACAGCGAACCAGATCGCTCGGCACGCATCGAGGATGTCGAGATACGGCCGCCCCTGATCGAGCGCCGTCCGCCACACCGTGATCGGCTGCCCCGTGCTCGCCTGCCAACAGAACCGGTTGACCGCCGTGTGAAAGCGCATGCCCGGTGAGATTCCGAAGATCGTTCCAAAGCGCAGGATACATGCGTCGTGTCCGCCGGCCCTGAGCATCTCCTCGCCCCTGGTCTTGCTCTCTGCGTAGGGGCTCTGTGGGACGACCGGAGACGCCTCGGTGACGATGCCCTCGTTCTGCCCGTAGACGCTCGTGGACGAGGCGAACACCGGACGGGCGCCGACTGCACGACAGGCCGCCGCCACTCGCTCGGTTCCCTGGAAGTTGACGCGCTCAACCTCAGCCGCTCGTCCAAAGCTCGTGGCCGCGTCCGTCAGGGCCGCGAGATGAACGACCGCCCCGCAGCCGTCGAGTAGCGGCTCTAGCTCACTCGTCACCACGTCGGCCTCGGTGAACTGAAATCCGATACCGCGTGGCAAATCGAACAGCGAGCAGAGCCGCTGGGTCGAAAGGTTGTCGATGAGCCGGACCTCCTCGAATTGGCCGGGCTGGATCGTGCGGATGAGCGCCGAGCCGATGTGGCCGAGTGCTCCAGTGATAGCGATTTTCATGGGTGCTCCGTGTAGTGCGCGCGAGTGAGCTCGATACCCTCTGTGATCCACACGGCCGGACGCCAGCCCGTGGCGTGGCGGAATGCCGACGTGTCCATCACCGCGTTCCGTGTGTCGATCGCAGCGAGTACGGTGTCCGGCGTTACGTGCTTGAAGTTGCCGCCCGCGGCAATCGCCGCCACCCTTGCGAATAGGTGAGCCGCTCCAGAGCCGACAACGAAGTGCCGCCCGTTCGTCGTGGCCTGGTTGGCCGCAGCGAGCATGAACGCCCGACACACGTCGTCGAGGTAGACGTAGTCCCGGGTCCAGTCTCCGGCGCCGTAAACCTGGACCGGTTCGCCCCTGGTTGACTGTCGGATCATTCGGTTCAAGACGCCGCGCGTCGGGCCGCTCTCGCTCGTGCTTTGGCCGTAGACGTTGGCCAGTCGGAGCGTGCAGCCGCGTGCCCATCCGCGCCGGCAGGCGTGCTCGAGCGCCATCTCGGCCATGCATTTGTGTAGGTCGTAGACGGTGAGCGGTGCGTCGGTCATGCCCTCGTGAATGCAAGACTCTGCCGGCACGCCAACCTGCGTGGCCGCGCCCGCGAATACGATGAACGGCTTTGGCTCGTGCCCGCGGAACTCCTCGATTAGCCCGTACATGGGCTCGACGTTCGCGGACAGATCCTCGAGCGGGTCCTCGTCAGCGTCGCGCGCGCTCGTCTGCGCAGCAAGGTGGAAGACCACCTCGACATCCTTGTCTGGGCCAACAGCCGCCCCCGCCTCCACGAGCATTTGTACCAGACGCGAGCCGATGTACCCGCTTGCGCCCGTGACGGCGCAGCGTCGGCCCTTGAGCCACTCGATCGCGTTCAACGGATCTCCCTCTTCAGCCAATCGTAGCCGATGGCTGGATCGTTGTGCGGGATCCGTAGCTCGTCGTCCGGGTTGTACTCATGCGAGGTCACATACAGGAGCTCGCAGTCGGTGAGAGCCCGGCAGCCGTGCGCCACGTTCGTGGGCACCCTGACGAGCCGAGCCGGGTGGTCGTCGCCCATCAGGATCTCTTGCGTCTCCTTGTGCGTCGGGTTGCCGTCTCGCATGTCATGCATGACGAGGAGCAGGGCGCCGCGCACCACGTACCACCAATCGATCTGCCGGCGATGCAAGTGCCACGCCTTGATCGCGCCGGCCCGCATGCGCGAGTGGCTCAGTTGCCCGAAGCCCTCAGCGAAACACGCGTCGGTCTTTCGGACGATCTCGCGGAAAAATCCCCGCTCGTCGTCGCGGGTGTCCAGGTTTCTGAGGACAACGCCGGAAATCATAGGATCTTGACCTCCGGCACGTGCGTGATGAACCGGCCACCGCGCTCGCGATAGGCTGTCTCTTTCGCCAGGATCTCAGCCGCGTGGTTCCAGGCGAACAGGAGCATGTAGTCCGGTGGGTCAGCGTAGAAACGCTCGGGCGAGACAACCGGGATGTGGACGCCGGGAGAGAGCTTCCCTTGTTTCCCTGGCGTCGTGTCGGTGATGTACTCGATGAGTTCGGGTCCGATGCCGGCGTAGTTCGTGACGGTCGTGCTCTTGGACGTTGCCCCGTAAGCTGCCACGCGCTTTCCGTCACTCTTGAGCGTCTCGAGCAGGCCGCGCAACGTTGCGCACTTCGCGTCGACTCGTTCCTGGAATGCTGCGTAGGCCGCCTCGTCGCCAAGACCCAACACAACCTCCTTGCCGAGCAGGCGGAACACATCGTCTGAGGCCGCCCGCTCGCCCCGGCACGCCACGGTGTACCGCATTGAACCGCCGTGCGTCACTTGCCACTCCGCGTGGACAAGCTCGAGGCCGGCCGCGTTCGCCAGTGCCGCAACAGACGTGAGCGAGAAGTAGGACGCGTGCTCGTCGTAAATCTGATCGAACGAGCAAAGCCTCAGAATGTCCCCCAGGTAGGGTTCCTCGAAAATGAACAGGCCGGGCGGTTTCAAAAGGACAGCAACGCCCCGAAAGAAGTCCGCCGGGTCCGGGACGTGGCAGACGACGTTGGACGCGATCACGGCGTCGGCTTGCCCGTGCTCCTTGACCAGATCGCCGGCCCGCTCCTCCGTGAAGAACCCGCCCACGACGGTGAGGCCACGTTCACGCGCCGCATAGGCAACGTTGGCGCTCGGCTCGATGCCGAGATGCCGCCGACCCGCGAAATGCTGGAGCATGATCCCGTCGTTGCAGCCAATCTCAACGACGAGCCCACCCGATGGCGTGCGTGACTTCACCGACTCGGCGAACGCGGCGAAGTGCTTGGCCATGGCGGAACTCGACGAGGAGTAGAACGCATACTGATCGTGGAACATCCGCTCGGGTGGGACGAGGTCGAGCAGCTGGACCAGCTTGGTATCCGGGTCGAAACCCGCGCGGAGCGGAAAGCGGGGCTCGTCTGCGATCTCTGCCGCGTCGAGAAAGCCGTTGGCTATCGGCATCGGGCCGAGGTCGAGGAAGGGGCGGAGACTCATTCCGTTCCTTTTGGTTCGTGCAAAACGCACAGCTTCCCGATCGAGTACGCCAAATTCTCTCGCGCCTTTTGCTCCCACCGCTCGCGTCCGTAGTCGGTGAAATAGATGCGCGGCCGCTCGAGGAACTTCTGGAGAATGGCCGCCCGCCCTGCCGCGAATTGCTCGTCGCCGATGAAAGGCCACTCGAGCCGGACGAGCCGCTCGTAGTCGTCGAAAGCCTCACGGTCGGCGCCGAGGATGGCGATGTCAGCATCAGATAGGATCGCCTCGTCCGGTTTCAAGTCGTGCGCGTCGTGGGCCGTGGCCATGATGAGCCGCTCAACCGTTGCCGCGAGGTCTGGGCGGCCGGCAGTCGTGAGCATCTTCCGCGCGCAGTCCGCCGATGCGAACTCGTCATCAGGTAGTCCCTGCAAAACGAAGTCGTGATACCAGGCGGCCCAGCGCAGAGCGGCCGTCTCGTCGGGCGTTCCGTTCCACATCGGCGCCGCCGTGATCTGATCGATGCGCGTCAGAACCCACATGATGTGATGGAGCGTGTGGTAGTGGCGCCGTGCTCCGCTGTACGCCTGGACGAGCGAGAGGAAAACGGCGTTCCCGTTGCCCTGACAGTTGGTGTCGCCCCAGAGGCGGTTGAATTCGATGCGGGGGATGAGGTTCACGTGTCCTCCGGTTTGATGTATGCGTACATGGGCCGCGGGGTTGCCTCGACGATCTTCGCCGCCAACCGCGCCAGGTGCGCGTCGAGCAAGAACATCAGCACGTGAAACTGCGTGGCCATCGTCATCTGCATCGAGTCGGCGCCCTCGTACTTCTTCTCAAGCGCAGCCAACAGATCGGCGTGCTGCTCGGGGTTGTTGCCGATCTCGAGCAGCAAAGCATCGACTTGCTCGGTCAGGGTCTTCTTTTCGGACAGGTCAATCATCGTTTCCCCTCCCACCGGCCCATCAGCATGCCCGTCGTCTGTTCGAGACGCTGCGGGGCTGGTTGCTTGTTGGTGTCCGTGTACTTGTATTTGACATTGTCGATCTCGTAGTGAATCCCGTTCACGACCAGCACCGAACGCGGGTAGCGCTCGCTCTGGCTCGGGTGGTACAAAACTCCGGACGAGTACGGCCTCGCTGACTTGGGAACGGGGCGGCGTTTCACCATGTCGGCCTCTCGATGGTGATGGTGTCGCCGACACCACCGGTTGGACGCCGCATCCGCACAAGCTTCACATCCCAAAGCGTTGCGGCCTTGACGCACCACTCGATCCCGTGGCGGAAACACCACTCGTTCATCCGGGCCGGCGTCACCACATCGTAGCCCGGCTCGCGCGCGTTCGGGCCCGGGTCGAGCATGAACTTGCGGCCACCGAATTCGCCCATGAGCACGGCTACGACGGTTTCGATCTCTCCGGCCTCGCGCTCAGTTGTTGGGTTGGGGACGAAGATGTTCACTGGCCACCTTCCCGGCCGAGGCGCTCGCTGCTGTTCACTTTGGATCCTTGCCAAACTTCGCGTGAAGTTCCTCGTATTGTCTGCGCATGCCAGCCTCGCGTTGCTTCTCGAACTCCACGCGCTTGGCGGCGTACCAGGCGTTCACCTCGTCTTGGCTCAGAACGCCAAGCAGAGCCAGATCGTGGACGTGCGGCTCGTCTTCACCAGACAGCTCTTTCATGCTCGCGCTGTCGTAGTCGTTCTCGCAATCAATCTGCACGATGCCGCCCTCGAACACGAGTGTCAGTTCCGACGAGTCGAACCGCGCACCCTCCAGTCGCTGGCCAACGGCGTCCTCCAGCTTGATCACGGGTTTTGGTAGTTTGATTGGGATCATTTGCTCTCCTCGTAAAACCGCTCACACTCCGCCAGCCGCTTTCGGTACTGATCGAGGTCGGTCCGGTCGGTGGGTGGGCCGCCGGTACAGTGGAGAATGTCCGAGCGCGCAGCCACGCTGTCCATGTGGCTGTTGATCACGTAGTAGGCGGCCACGACCCCGCCGATGAGGACCGCGATGGCAAAGCCTGGGGCGAATAGGTCGATCATTGCTCCACATCCCGCCCGTACGGACAGTCCGGATCTCCGCACGTCGGGCAGATCAGTCGCGTCTTTTTCTTCGCTGCAACGACAGGCTTCCCGCCGAGCAGCTTCGCGATGTTGTCGAGGGTCGAGTCAGTTGAGGGCGCCCCGTCCAGCGGCTTGAACGCCGGAGTCTCCGAAACTGACGGCTGGTCCAAAGTACGCTTCTTCTGATCCTGCATGGAATGTCGCCTTTCGCACGTTGCTCGGCACGCGGCCGATGCTCTCGATCTTCTCGAAAATAGCCCCCAGGTTGTTTACGTCCGCCATCTCGCGGAATGACTCGGTCACGGCTGCACGGATGTCGTCGGCCGTGATCCCGTTCGCCACGCCCTGCTCACGATCGCGCCGAATGGCACGAGACGCTGCACGGTTCACGAATCCCGAGATGACGGCGCCGCTCAGCATGTCACGGAGGCACAGGACTTCACGCGGGCCTTCCTCAAATAGCAGCTCGTACAGCGCGAGCTTGTCCGAATACATGAGCTGAACGGCTACGGAGCCGAGCTCGCCGGCATCCCCTGGTCGGCCACGCATGGCCAGTCGGAAAACCTGCTCTGCCGATTCAGCATCGGGCCGCCCAACCTTCACGCGCCGATCGATGCGCCCGTCCCGCACGATGGCCGGGTCGAGCGAATCGGGCCGGTTTGTGCTCAGCATGACGAACGCTCCGGAGTCTTCCAGGCCGTCCATCTCGGCAAGGAAGCTCGGAACTGTCATGGACGCCACGCCGAGACCGCTCCCGCTGCCACCGGTAGCCAGGAGTGCCTCGGCTTCGTCGATGAAGACGATCGCCGGCCGCCCAGTCTTCCGCTTGTGGTCGCGCGCGCGGTCGAAGATGCTCCGCACGGTGGCCTCGGACTCGCCGACCCACTTGCTCAGAACCTCGGCGCCCTTGACGTAGATGAAACCCGAGCCGTCGCCCATGGCGTTTGCGGCGGCCTTCCCGAGCATCGTTTTCCCGCAGCCGGGCGGGCCGTAGAGCAAGACGCCGCGTGATGGTCTCTGCCCGTAGCCAGCGTAAACGTCCGCGTACTTGGTGGGATACTCGATGGCCTCACGGAGCGCTTCCTTGGCCTCCTCGAGGCCGCCGATGTCGCCCCACGTGACCGTCTCGACGTTGACGGCAAAGCGGTTCTTGTCGCGGCCGAGGTTCTTCATCGCGACCATGCCAGACGGATCGAGCTGCACGCGGTCACCGGACTCGGGCAGCGGATCCATGCCAGCGGCAACAGACGCAGACGCCGACTCTTGCCCGCGCGAGAAGTAAACCTCGTGGCCGTCGATTCGATCGATCGTCACGATCGACCCGAATACAGCCGGCGTTTTCAACACGCCGATCGGCTGGCTCGTGGACATGAGCGTCCGCACCTGGCTGCCAATCTCGCCACCAGGAGGCAGGTTCACCTCGAGCGTTACGCCACGAACGGCAACGATGCCACGCCCGTCTTCCGTCTTGCCCGTAACAGTGCCGATCGCGCAGGGCTCTGAGTTGATCTTCTTGATGAAAGCGTCTTGCTGCTCGAGCTTCTGGCCGGCATCCCGGAGCGCCATCTCGAGTTGTTCCTCGCGGGACTGCGGAGGGCGAGGCGGCCCAAACGGGCTGGTTTGCATCATTCGGTACATTTGCTCGCGCATCATTTCGCTTGGGTCTTCAATGATCCGCCCGTTCGTGATCCTGAACTCGCCTGTCGTGAAATCTTTTGCCATCCGTTTTTCCCTTTTCTGTTCCGCTCTTGCTTTCTTGCCTGTTGATGTTCGCTTCGCCTGATTCCGTTGCCAGCGCTCGCGCGCTCGATCTTCCGCGCGTCTCACCTACGCAGCCCTCCCGTCCTCCAGCGCTCGCCTCTCCAACTCCCCCGCAACCCACTCGCCCGTCTTCCTGAAAACGTCGCTCAGCGCGTCGTCGAGATCGAAATCGAGAACCTCCCGATGCACCGGCGGCGGCGTGTAGGCTGGGCCGGGGCGGGAGGCGTGGATCACCACTTGGTATGTGCCGTCACGTTTGCGGACCAAATCGAAACTTAGCACTTGGTCCACGGCTCCTCGTCGCCAAAGGTTGCGGTGACGAACGGGATGTCATCCTCGGGACCAGCGGTCGAACCGGAACTGCCGCCGTAGTCCGCGCCGTCGTAGGTGCCGTCGTCGCCGGGGGGAGGCTTGGTTGCTGCCCCGGCACCCGGCTTTGCTCCGCCACCGAACGTCAGCTCCGAGACGCGGCAGTCGAGGTAACTCTTCCCATTGTGCTCCCGAATCGAGAGCTCGCCCGTGATGACCACGAACGTTCCCTTGCGGAGATGCTGGACGAGAGCCTCGCCACGCTTTCCCCAAAGACTCGCGCCGATCCATTGCGTCTTCTCCTCGCCCTTCACCTTCTTCGACGTGGCGATGCTGAACGAGCAGACCTGATCGCGGCCTGCGGTGCGGAGTTCGGCGTCTTTTCCTAGGCGGCCTGCGGCTGTAACGGTTAGCACTTATGTTGGTCCTTTCAGGGGTAGCGAGGGTCTTCGTCTGCAATGTTGTGGAGGTCCGCCAAAACTTCAGGCGGCGGCAGCAGTGGGTCATGAACAGTCCGGAAGCTCGCGCTCCGCTGGTCCCAGTCGAGTGGCACCTTCGCGCCCCGCGGCCCGTTCTTCACCTTGTCGACGTGAATGCACTTGGTGCCGGCGGGAACAATCACGTCGCCGCGGTCGTCCTCGATGGCCTTGTCCGGCTCGAACGCAATCAGGATCACCTCGGCCGCGTTGGCGATGTCGCGACACTCGCGGATGTTGTGCCGGTTCGGAACCTTGGTCTTGCCGTCCTGACTGAACGTGAGTTGAGACAGGATGACCCCAGCGATCTTCGACTCCTTAGCCACGCGCCGGCAGACCTTCGCGATCTCCTTGTACTTGGTGCGCTCGTCCTGGTGCCGGTTCTTGGACTCGAATTCCTGGATGTAGTCGTAGGCGATGAGATCGATCGAGCAGTCCTTGATGATGCTGCGTAGATGCGGCTCGAGCCTCTCGATCTTCCAGCCGATCGCCTCGACGTAGACCGGCATCGGCCCCGCGTTGGTCTCAGCCTCGAGAACCTTTTGCCGGTCGTCGGGAGTCAGCTTGCCGTCGCGGTACGCAATCGCGTCGATGCCAGTGCGGCGGACCATGAACCGATCGCCGTACAGCTCCTCGGGGTCCTCGGCAGAGACGATCAGAACCTTCTTTCCCTGGAGTAGGTTCTCGTCGGCGATCGAAACGAGCAGGCTTGTCTTCCCGACGGACGTGTCCCCGCCGATCAGCCAGACGAACCCCGGGCGGATCTTCCCGGTGATGTAGTCGAGCCGGTAGTGTCCCGTCGTCAGCCGCTTGTCGTCGCCCTGGCCGGCCGTGAAAGCGCGCTCGCGAGACGCGGTCATGATGTCCCGCAGCGAGCGAACACGCGGAACCTCGGCCGCAACGATGCGCGTTCCCTTCGTCGGGTCCGGGGATGCCGTGCCGGCCTTCAGGCTATCCGCTTCGTCGGGTTGCTTGCTCATGCCAAAAGCTCCGGCTCGAGACGGCTCACCACCGCTCGGCCCCTGACTGTTTCGATGACCTCGCCCGCGTACCGTTCGCCAGCGTCGTCGATGTGCGTGCGGACGATCACGTCGCTGCCGTACGGTACGCGCTCAGCGAACCCGCTGTGCCAGCTCCCGGACATCACCCCGAGCACGGCCTCCGATGGACTCAGGATCGAGCGAGCCAGAAAGTCCGGCTCACCCTCGACGACCACGATCCGGCGCGGCCTGGCGTTGCCGCGGAGCCACCGTTGGGCCGATGCGTTCGCGAGCACGAGCCCGGACGCCTTGTGGCCAACCGGCGGGACACGCTTCGGCATCCCCTCGGCTCCGTTGACGAGCCACGCACGAACGGAGCGCATCTCGCCCGCGTAGTCGAACACCGGCAGGATCAAGCGGTGCCCGGTGGCCGTCCAGGCTCTCGCCGACGGCTGCCGGCCCTTGAACTTCGCCCACGACGGCACGCTCGAGCCGTGGGTCAGTGGGTGCAACGCGGCAGCCGAACCGGTCCGAGCCACCGCAGCCGGGTCGATCTCGCGGCCACGCAGCAGGCCAGACACCTCGGCATCCTCGGTGACTGGAACGCATGCCGACCAGAGCAAAGCCACCTCGCTCGCCGGCGGGTAGTCCCGGGCCGGCTCCGGAGGCGGCAACGGAACGGCCCGGCGCTTTGGTGCCGGCTTGCCGCCGCGTAGCTCGTCCGCCTCGGCAGCCATCCCGGCGAGCTCGCACGCAGACGCCAGCGTCTCTCGGAACCGCCCCTCGAGCCCGTACACGGCCGCCACAAGCGTCAGCAAGTCCCCGGTCCACTTACACCCCCAGCACTTCACACCCACGCCGCCGTCGCGCTTGTGAATCGAGCACGAGCCAGTTTTCTCGGCATGCACCGGGCACAGGACCAGGACGTACGAGCCGCAGTCGTCGTGGACCTTGAGCCCGAGCGCGTCTGCAACCCGGCGCGGTGAAGCCAGTGCGCGGCGGACTTCTCGGGCTAGATCGCGCTCGGTCATACCTGCCACTCCGAGCGCGGTCCGTAGCCGCCGGTTTCGTCGTTGGCGGGCGGCATCTCCGGTGGCTTGATCGGTCGCTTCTTGGGGTTGCTCCAGTCCCGGTGAACCCACCGCGAGCAACTCTGGTTCCATTCGGCATCGGTTCTGAAATCGGCGGTTTCCGCGAGGAAATGGCTACGGTGAGCATGAATTAGGGCGTCCTGGGCGAATCTTGGAATCAGTGCAACGTCGAGGCCCTTGCGGGTGATCTCTGTGGGCACCCATTCCGAGTGCATCGCGAAAGTACCGGGCTTGGTGTTGCGGGCGGCTGACTGCTCCTGCTCCTGTTCGTTCTCCTGCTCCTGATTTGCGCGCGGAGACTGTTCCGGTAACGGTTCGGCTAACTGTTTAGCAAACGGTTCCGATAACTGTTTGCGTGGTTTTGGGAACGTGTTTGGCAGACCGTTTGGGAAGCGGTTCCCGGCCCCTGACATGCCTGTTACCCAGTTGATGATCTCGGTCACGGCGGCATCGCGCAGGGAGCATTCCGGAACGAGCTCGATGTGTTTGGCCCAGCCACGGAGGACGTTCTCGTTCTTGGGCTGGTTCGACGGCACGTGGATCGACTTCGGCAGCCAGAGCACGCCAGCCTTCCAGTCTGCGTAAACCTTGCCGGTCGGCTTGTCGTCGGCGCCAGCGAGCTTCGAAAACGCCGTACGGAAAGCGCCGATCGACATTCCGAACTTGTGGGCCAGCTGCGGCTCGGAGGCTGGCCAGAGCCCTGCCACGGGCGTCACGTGTGGGCCGGTGAGGAGACGGAACCAGACGAGCTGAGCCATGTGCGGCAGCGCACAGAACCACTCGTCCGCGTTGATGCGGCGATCGATCGAGCTGTAGAAGCTCATTGTTTCTCACCGTGGATCCGCTCGTGGCAGACGTTGCAGATCGCGCGCAGTTCCCAAAGAAATTCGTTCCCGACGTGAGCGTAGGTTTCGTGATGAACCTGGACAGCCGCTCTGGCTCCGCACCCCTCGCACATGCCGCCGGATCGGCGCTTCACCATTGCCGCGCGCTCCCGCCAAGCTGGCGACTTCAGGTACTGGTTGTACCAAGTCCACCATTCCCGACTCTGCGCCGCGCGCTCTCGTTCTGAGCGTTCACGATCGCGTTGACGGTCTTCTTCCATCAGCCTGGAGTGCGTCCGGTTCTCGACTGCATTGAGGCAAATCCTGCAAGTGCCGCGGCCCGTATTCGTGAGCTTGCCCGGTACGGCCTTGAGCCACTTGCCGCAAAGGGTGCGCTCGGTGTTTTCGGCGTCCACGAGATGGATCTTGCCTGGTCCGAATTCATGCGGGTCCGCCGCCCAGAGTCCTGCCGCGATAGTCACGCTGCCCTCCACTGTGTTTCGTTCTTCGCCTTGGCCCATTGTTCGAAAGCTCGGTATGCCCACCACAGATCGCGGTTCGTTCCGGCTCGGCAGTTGCGGCACGCCCACTTGCCGGACTCGGAAACGAGCGTCGGTTTCTTGCACGCACGACAGAACGTCAGGATGCAACGGTCCCAGCCGCCATCGGCCTCGAATATTTCTCCAACGTCCGCCGTGTCGCCACTGATGAGGATCGCCGCGTCACCCTCCCACCCAGAGCACTCGAGTTTGCTCTTGGCCAGGTCGATGTTCTCCTGCGTCGGCTTGATCTCGATCAGCAGCGGGCGGGCTCCGAACTTCAAGTCGAAGTCCGGGATGTAGCCGTTCAAGTCGGTGGGCTCGTAGTCCCATTTCCACCCGAGCTCGTCGAAGAATGCGGCCCATGTGGCCTCGTGTCGCGAGCGGAACCGAATGCCGCTGTAGACGGTCGGGATCCCTTGAATCAAGTACTCAGACATTCGCGCATCCTCCCGAAAAATAGTCAGCGGCAGCCCCAGCATCAGCGAATGATGTCGCATCGCACCGCTGGAGCCGCCGCACCCGGTTGCCCGGGGAAGTCTTGGGGTGGGTGGTCATGAGCCGGTTTCCTTGGGAGCGAAGAGGGCGGTTTGGCCGGCGACCATGCGGCGTCGCGTCGAGTCGGATCGCTCGGCTTTGATGATCTCGGCGGCCAATTCCGCGGTCTTTCTATCGACGTCGCAACCGATGAAGCGACGGCCGGTTCGGAGGGCGGCGATGCCGGTGGTTGCGGCCCCGCACACCGAGTCGACCACCAGGCCCTCGACGAGCGAGTAGTCCTGGACGATCTGGATCATGGCGCGCTTTGGTTTGCCGCCGACGATTCGGTCTGACCCATCGGCTGAGTTCTGGTCACGCTCGCCAGGGACAGCGTACCAACCCGTCAAAGTTCCCCAACTCTTGAAGTCTGCCCCTTTCGGGCGGGCCACCATGATGAAACAGGACCAGTTGCTCGGTCCGTCTCCGTGCATGCGGACACGCGAGCCGGTCTCGATGAGCGGAATGGACGGGAACGTGACCCGGTCCTCAGCCTCGTACGCGGCTCGCCAGTGCTGCGAAAGAACGTCATCGGTGATCGAGACGAGCCACCCGTTCGTGAGTGGCGACCAGAGCTTGACGAACCGGTCGACGTCCGCGGGCGTCCAGGCCGGATAGTCGATGTCGCGCCGTCCGCCGCTACCCTCGGCTGCCTTTCGAGCCGCGTAGGCGCGTTCGTTCTTTGCGTTCGCCCGGCTGAGTTTGTTCGAAAGCGGGCGCCTTGCGAACGCCTCGGCACGGTTGGCCGTCATCTTCCCCTGGCTGTGCCCGGCGTGAGTCTTGTCGCTGTACGGCGCATCCACACAAAGCAAATCCGCCTTCCGCTCGCCCATCACCTCGGCAACGTGCTCGGGGTTGAGCGAGTCGGCGTGCCAGATTTCGGCAAGGTCGTCGCGGAACAGGCGGTCGGGATGGCTCACGCGCTCCGCCTTTCCTGAATCCCAACAGCCCGCAGCGCCTCACCAACCGAACGAACGACCGCGTACCGGACACCGTGCCGCTCAGCCTTCACCTGCCAAGCTTTCTGCGTGGCGGACTGCTTGCCCTTGATGGTCTTGCACTCGATGGCCATCAGCGTGCCGACGCGATCGCTCTCAAAGTTGCCGTTCCCGTCGAGCATCAGGGGCGTTCGCTTCACGTCCAGCGGCTTGACCGCGAAGATGTCCGGCCCGCCCGCCTCGCCCTGCCGGAAGAACCGGCGGGACTTGCCTGTGCCTAGAACGAGCGCGCCGGATTGGTTACGCCACGCCCAGACGCCCTTAGCTTTCAGGGCGTCGAGGACAGCGCGGACGAGAATTCCCTCGCTCATTCGCTCCCCCTCCGCAAAACCCAGTCCTTCACGTCATCCACGTCGTAGAAGATCGGCCGGCCGAGGCGCTGCATTTCGAGAGCCTCGCCGCGCGCGCCTTTGGACGCTTCCCAGCCTGGGATGAGCAGGATCGCGTCGCAGGCACGGCATAGGGCGAGGGTGCCGGCTACATAGAAGTCATACCCCTGGAGAACCTCGTACTGCGGATGATCGGTGTTCTTGTGCGGGACGACCGGGTAAGCGCAGACGCGCGCGAGTTGTAGGCCGTAGTACTCCGCCGCCGCGATGTTCTTCTCAACCTCGTGGCGCAGCGGAGCGGTGAATTTCCCGGCTACGTAGACTAGGGGCGGGGTCATTCGGCGGCCTTCGCTTGCGGCACCGGGAATTCGCGCGGCCAGTTGCCGGGGATTTCGGTGAGGTCGCCGCCCTTCTTGCTGCGGAGCCTGATCGGGTTTCCGCCGAACTGGGGCTTTGCCCCGAACTGCTTCACGAATGGCGGAACGCCAGCGATCCGGCACTGCTCGACCAAGCCCTGAACCCAGGCCAGATCCGTCGCGCGCGATCCGCCGCCACTCTCCCCGCCGACGATGACCCACGAAATACCATCGAGGTCCGCGGTGATGGGCCCAAGCATCGGCTCGCACGAAACGAACCGCACGCGAGCCGGCAGCCGCTTCAGGAACTTGACGCGCTTGTCCCAGCCGGCCTGATCGCCGGCGGTCGTTCCCATCCAGACGTTGTTGGGAAAGCCGTCGTTCATCCAGTGCGGCGGAACGAGCGCCGCCATGTTCTGCGGACGCTTGGTAAGGAGCTGGTAGTCGAGCCAGGGCGTCTGCTCAATGAGCGGCCAGAACGCGGCGCGCACACGGTCCATCTCGCGCCCCACGTCGTCGTTGCGCCGCTCGCCGATGTCCATCATCGAGCCGCAGAACACGCGCGCTTTCTCGTCTGACAGGCACGCGTCCCTGTTCCATTTGAGCGGCAGGTCGAGGTGCTTCTGGCCGAAGAACCGCCGAGCACCCAGGCCCCACACGTCGTGGCCGGTACGCTTGGCAAACGCCCGCGCGTAGCAGTGATCGCACTCCGGGCCGTCCTCGACGCAGCCCCACCAAAGGTTGTGCGTGTGTGTCGTCCACTCGATTTTCGTTTCAGCGCCCATGATGGCCTCCGCTCATCCCGACAACCCGCCTAACCCATTCACCCCTCGCCCTCCGCTCCGACTCCGCCCGCTCGATCGCCGCAAGCCACGCCTGGTGCTCGACCGGCGGGATGACGTGGGCGATGACTGGGGAGGGCTTTCCGAGGCAGGTCGAAAAGCGCTGGTGGGGGAAGTGGATAATTTTGCTCATTCCGCGGCCGCCGGTTTCTCTGCCGAGTGTCCGCACATCGGGCAGCCGAACACGCCGATGGCAGCCCAGCCGGCGCGAAGTATTGTCAGCCCGCGCGAATCGAACTGAGCGCGGCGGATCAACCCCCTACGCTCAAGGGCCACGAGGTGATCGCTGACGCCGTTCGTCGAGTTGATCCCAAGGTGCGTAGCTATTTCCCTGAGCGTCGGTGGGTAGCCGTGCTCTCGCCAAAACTCGGCGATGAAACGCAGCACCTGGACCTGTCGCTTGGTTACGTCTCTCACAACTCCTCCATTTGCTTCTTCAAACTCGCGAACGCTTCACACGGCGCACGCTTGACTCCGTGCTTTTCGAGAATGTCGAGAATCCGCGGCGCCTCACTCTTTGGCGCCGTGAACTCGAACCCCCACCCGTCGATCTCTTCCGAGCGAACGTCGCGACCGATCGGCACGTCCATGATCTCGCCGAACACCTCGTCGCTGATGCCTTGGACGAGGAACCGGACGAGGTCGGTGGTTTGGGCGAAGTTGGCGGTCACGGGGACACCCCGTTCCCATCCGGCCCGTTCGCCCCAGCCGGAGCCACCGGTGAGGGAGCGCCGATTGGGCCTGTTAGACGCGGATCGATTGCAGTCCAGTCCTCAAGGCGATGTAACGAATCTGCACACCCGTGGCCCCCAGTGGCGGCAAGTTGCGCGACGCAACTGGCGTAATTGCTCGCCTTTCCCTCTATCTCACCATCTGCCGAGCCTTTTAAGTCCCCCGCGTTTGCCGTTTCGCCAAGGGGCCGCGCTACAGTCTGTAACGTTTTTGCACTGACACCGAGCAGGTTCCCGAGCTCGTCGGGCTTCATCTGTCCGTAGACCGTCCGGACCATCGCATCGTTCTTGTGCCTGAGAAAGCGGCTCACATGGGACTGGTTTGCGCCGGCTGCGATGAGCCAGGACGACGCGGTACGACGTAGGTCCTTCGGGGACAGGTGTGGGATACCAGCCCTGGCGCACGCTTCCCCGAGCGCCTTCGACGACCGCGGCCAGCTCACCGGCAGCCGCTCGAGGGCGTAGAGGAACAGGTCCTCGACGTGCTCGAGCACCGGAACCTCGGCGTCCCGGGTGAGCGTCTTGGTTCCCCTCACCCGCATTACCTTGCGCTTCGGGTCGTAGTCGCCGCGTACTGCGCGTTCGATGTCGCCAGCGTCGGCGCCTACCGAGATCGCGAGAGCTACCCAAGCCCGCTCGGTGTCGCTCGGGAGGGCCTCCCACAGCTTCGGGAGGTCGGACGGGAGCAGCGTCCTGGTCGTCGGGGTGTAGTTCGCGGAGAACGCCACCGGCATCACTTCGGCAATGTCGGCGGGGAACTGCCCGGCCCGCTTGGCGTACCTGAGGAGCTGGCGAAGGCAGGTGAGCTCCCTCTTGATGGTGTTGTTCTTGGCCCCCTCGTCCTGCCGTTGCCGGATGAACGAATCCACCCTCGTCGCTGATACGTCAGCAAGCCGGAACTCGTCGCCCCAGATGCGAACGAAGTGGCCGAGCTTCACCCCGTACATGTGGAGTGTGCCACCCGACCGCTCGCGTTCCTTGGTCTCGAGCGTCCGCACTACCCAGTCCCCGAAGCTCGCCGCAAGCGCGGCTGCGTAACTGGGGCTCGACGCGACCCGCTGCCGCTCAGCGTCCCAGAGGTACGCGGCTTCCGGGTCCGTACGCCCGGTCGATCGGGGAAGCCCGTCGATGGCATCGGTCCGGACCCAGACAACAGCCCCGCGGCGGTAGAAACCTCTCTTGAGTTTCTTTCCCATTTTTCTAAATCCTCCGGCCTGATTCGAAGCACACCCTTGCGCACGTAGAAGCCGCCAGCCTTGCGCATGAGCCGGGCAGCCTGGAGTCGCGTGATCCCGTAGCGCTCGACAAGGTCGGCGGGGGTTAGGCGGCGGTCGGTCATCGGCGCATCCTCCCAGCCCGCACGTACAGGCTCACGCCTCGATGAACGGGCCCGCCCTGATGCTGGTGGAGCTCAACGCGCGCCAACACCCAGCCACTTCGGGTAAAGCGCCGGTGCCGCGTCCTGCCGATTGGAAGGCCGAGCGAAAGCACCTTGTCGGCCCAGCGACGCATCCCCGGCGTGACCCTGGCGGCCGGAACCCACCCGACGAGCCTCGCGAGCTTGCTCGGCGCCGGTTCGCTCTTTGGCGGCACCACCGGCACGGACCGGCGGATCTCCGCGAAGACGTCCGGCTCGACGTACCGAACGCCGTTCGCGGGCGGAACCAGGCCGGCGGCAAGGAGGGAGGCCGCGAGGATCAAATCTTCTCCCCGTTCTTCACCCGCTCCGAAACCTGCGCGCGGATCGCGTCCTGGATCTCTTGCGTCGAGAACGTGATCGCTTGGTTGTCGGGCTCGGGCGCGGTCGTCTGGCTCGTCCACGTGAAGGAGCCCTTCGAATTTGTGAGCCGCCACACCAGCCAGACGAGCACGACCGTCCACACCAGGAGCAGGGAGAGAATTACGGCTTCGAGGTTCAACATCTAGGAGCGCTCCTGAGTGAATTGATGGTCACGACCGACGGGATGAAAGACGTTCAAGTACGCGGCGACCAAAAGAGCGACGCCGATCAGCGCGAGAAGTTTCCAGGCCCTCACCGCCAGGCCCTACCGTTCGCGATCACGAAGTCTCGATCGGTGCGCGACACGGCCCTGAGCCCCGGCGCACGAACCCGTAGCGCGGCGAAGACGAATGCAAAGCCGGACAGGGCGAGGAGGTAGGCGGCGAGCATTACTTCCCAACCATCGCCGGGCTCATGATGAACTGCTGCCCCGCCGGAACCATCATCACGCTGACGTTCGGTGAGAGCTTTTGCGCGAAGATGTACTGTGTCAGTGCCGGGCTGATGCTCTTCGCCAGCTTCTCGTTCGCCTCGGCCTCTTTGGAAGCAAGAACTAGGTTCGCGTCGGCTTGCTTCGTTGCGTTGATGAGCACCGCATCCGCCTTGCCGCGCGCTTGCTCGATTGCCTGGTCCGCTCGGGCACGCTCAGCCGCAACCTTTTCCCGCTCGGCGAGCGCAAGCTGGCTCTGCGTCTGCTTCTCCTCGATCGCCGCCTGGAACTTCTGATCGAACGCGATGTTGTCGATCAGCAGGTCCCGAACGTCGATGCTGTCCGAGCTGAGTTCCCGCTGGAGTCTGGCACGAACGGCGCGGCGGATGTCCTCACGGTGTGGAGCGATGTCCACCGACCCGTACTTGACGATCTCGTCCTTGTGGGCCTGGAGAACCCGGGGCGCCACGAGAACCTCGAAGTAGTTCGCGCCAACCTCACGATAGAGCCGCTGAATGTGTGACGGTGAAACGTGGATGTTCAGCGTGGCATTGACGTAGACTTGCTGCGTCTCCTTGCTGAAACAGTGCAGCGTGTCATCGTAGTCAGCGGTGCCGTCGTCTTTCCTATGCATGGCGAACTTGTGCCCGAGCACCTGGATCGACGCCTGCTCGACCGACTGCCACGGGAGAACCCACTGCATTCCTTCCGGGCGCTGACCGGCGATGGCGCCGAAAGACCGGACGAGTCCGACGTTGCCGGCGTCCACGCTGTTGTACGACGAAACGGAGGTGGCGATGATCAGACCCGCGAGGCCAACAAGGAGCGCCACGAACCGGTAGGGCTTTACGTCCTCGTCCTTGCCCATGATCCAAACGATGGCAGCGAGAGCGGCGGCGAGCGAAACGAACAGAATGATGAAGCCCATGTGTTTATTTCCCTTGTGTGAATGTCTCAGGAAGAATTGACGCTCGAGTGCACTCCCGCCCCGCCTCAAGCCTCCCGAGCTGGTACGAGAGGAATACGGCGAGGGCGGCAATCAGGCACAGGACGGCTCGGTAGATCATCAGTTGCTCCTCAACTGCCGAATCACCCGGATAGCCTCGCGACGAACGGTCTCCTCGGCGCGGTAGGCGTCCAACTCGAGCTGCATCTCGTACGCACGGCGGCGCTCCTCGTGCAGCTCCTCGACAACCTCGTCGCGGTTCTTCATCGCGTCGCGCATGCATTCGCGGGCCAGTCGCTCGTTCGCGCGCAGGTGGCGGGAGGCGCGGAGTTGCCTGGTGAGGGCGGCTCCGAGGAGAAGGCAAATGAGGGCTAGCGGCATCATTTGGGAAGCTCCACGATTCGCTTGGCAATGCGCGCTCGCTGGTTCTCATCGAAGTTTCGCAGAACGAAATGGACGGCGTCGGCAAGCGACGGGGAAATGTCCGTCTCTGCCAACAGCTCGCCGTCCGTCGTGTGGTACTGGCGAACCGCTCGGCAACGGTCGTCCGCACTGTCGCCCTCGCCGCGCGTGATCTCGCTCTCGATGACCCGGATCAATCGCGGCATCACGAGACCCCCAGTGACGCGCGTTCACTCGGCATCCGCACACGTGGATTCCGTTCAGCACGAGCGCCACGCTGAACATCGGTGCGCATGACTTGCGCGACACGGTGGCGCCGGTCCGCGTATACGAGGCGCGATGCCCTAAAAAAAGTACTAAGGATCATCCCGTATGCCTCCGTGATTGCGACGCTTCTTGCCTCTTGCGGCGAAGCTCCTCGAGTGCCCAACGTGGCGGCAGACACTTGGTCATCGAGGTATCGCGCCAGTGCCTCAAAGCGCCTTCCGTCACGCCGATGAGACGCGCCGCTTTCGACTGCTCGCCGATGCTCGCGACGCCACTAAGGAACAGCTCGCGCTCGAGTTCAGCTTTCGAGACGCGATCGTGATCGGCACGCAGCTTGCTGATGCGAAGATGAGTAGACGATGACGACGAACACTTGCGCAGCGGTCCCGACGCCGGAACGAACGGCGCCGCGAGTTGAGCGACGAGCTTGTCGATGCGATCGCTCATCGCGCACCACCGTTCTTGTGCGTGACGACGATCCGGCACAGGTGTCGGATGAACGGGACGCGCAGTCGTTGCGATCGCAACACCGTGTCCGAGTTGACGGGAACTTTCCCCGAAACCCAGCGCTGGACGGTGCTAACAGAAATGTCCATCGATCTCGCGGCCATTGCCTGCGAAAATCGAGTTGTCCCCAGGGCGTACGCAATAGATCGCAGCGTCCATGCTTGGGGTATTTCACCCCTGACATTCTTCGGCCTTGCGGCGCGACGGTGCGTCTTGCTACGTTCCCGTGTTCTACTCATCACAACTCAGGGGCTTTAGATGGGATTCGCGGAAATCATTGCGGCGAGATACGAACTGGACAGGCTGAGGGTAGAGCGACAACAGGGGCGGCCGGACTCACGCGGCTGGCTTGTTGGCGGAATGGTCGGGATTCGGGACTGGCTCGTCCCACCAGTGCATTGGGATGCGCTTGACGCTCCAGAACCGCTTTCGGACGTCCATGCCGGGGACGCGCTCCCCGCTGAGGATCCGCCCGAGGTACCCTTGGTCCACCTCGACGAGTTCCGCGAGACGCGCCTTCGAGCCGCGGGCCGCGACAGACCTGCTGAGTTTTCGAGCCGCACGGTTCACGATGGGCAGTCTATGCCCCTAGGGCAACTTGTCAAGAGGGCAAGCCATGGACGGTGGCAAGCTAGCGAAATGCCAAGCGCAAAAACTTCTCGCGGCGGTGGCGGCGTGAAGGAAATTGGTCCGCGCTTTCGGGTTGCGAGGAAACGGCTAGGGCTGACGCAGACCGATTTTTGCGCCCCGCTCGACCTCAGCGAGACCGCGCTTTCCCGCTTCGAGACCGGCAAGCGCGGCATCCAGAGCGACAAGCTGCTCGCCCTTCTGCGTATCGCCGCCGAGCGCGGCATGAATGTGGACGGTTTCGTCCTACGTGGTCAGGGCGAACCAGTGCGTGCGGGGTCGGAGTCCGAGATGCTTGAACGCATCCTGAAGACCGTGGAGGGCCTGCGACCCGATGAAGAAGCTCCACACGCGGCCCCCAGGCGCGCCAGCAAATGAGAGGCTAATAGTTTCGGGCACATAGGAAAAATCGACGCGGGGCCAACGTTGCCGCCTTGACAAGTTGCCGCTAGGGCAATATGGTCTGGGCATGGTTACCGCGCTCACCAAAGCCCGCATCCGAACGACCCTCATCCTGAACGGCACTGAGCTCCCGAGCTGCTTCGCCGACAGCACCATCTCGGCGCTCTGCAACGTGCTCGACCGCAACGCTGACAAGCGGACGGTCCGCAGGCTCAGCGGCAAGGTCGCACGCATCACGACGGTGTCGCCGTGAGCACGACACGGCCTGCCACTCCGTCCGACCAGCTACCGGTCGCGCTTCTCGGCATCGAGATACCGCCCTCGCCGAGACTGCCCCGCGGCTGTTTGTTCGTCGTCGGCCTGCCTGTCAGTGCGGCGAGTCCGAGGGTGATCGAGTGCAGTGGTGAATTGCTGAGCGATCGGCGGGTGGCGTGATGGCTCGCCGCACTCCCGCTGCCCGTGCCCTTGTTGGCGCTCTCGCTCTCCGTGACGGAGCGACAACGAACCAGGCATTCAAGCTCGCCGGCTACGGCCTCATCATCGCGAGCCCCGAGACATCGAACCACAGTGCGCGGCTCGTCATGCGCCGCAACCACATCGTGTTCCGTAGCCGCAACGCCTTCATCGCGTCGGCCTGGCTCCTGAAGCTCGGCCAGAAGCTCGAATCGCTCGGCGTTGGAAAGGTTGCCGCGTGATGATCACCTCCCAGCGCGCCACCCTCCCCGACGGCCGCCCCGTGACCCTGACCTGGGAAGTCTCGCTCATCCGACTCGACCCGGCGACACAGGGGGACGGGTGGGCGGTGGACGAGGTTCTCTCGCTCGACGCCAAGACCGACGACGGCATCCCGGCCGAAGTGTCGGACGAGTGGATCCAGGAACAGCGCGACATCCTCGACCCCGACGAGCTCGCCAGCGAAGCGGCCGACGATGCTTGCGACGGGCCGGATTACGACGAGCGCGAGCCGATGGGGTGGAGCCCATGATCGCCCGCGCATTCCTCCTCGTTGAAACCGTCCTGATTCTGCTCGTCCTTTTCGCGAGGCACCAATGACCGAGCTATCCCAAATCCTCCGCTCCGCCGCTGCCGAACTCGGCCGGTCCGAGAAGCGGCTGCTGGACGAGGCGCGCGTCAGTCTGCTCGTCGAGGCGGCACACGGGCTCGCCATGGCCGGCGGTCTCGATCCGGACGTTCACGCCGTTGCGATCCTCGAGTCCTGGCAGCGCGCCGGTAGCGAGCACTGGGCCCGGCTGTTCGTGCTGTGCGGGATCAAGCCTGATGCGGACGTTCGGGATGGGGTGATGCGGGAGCTTGGGCGGAGGGCTGGACGATGAGCTACTCCGTATCCTGGGGCTACTGCGCGGAAAGCGGCGCGACCGTGCCGACGCTGGACGCAGCGATCATCGTCGCGCTGACCGTCTGGCACGAGTACGGCGGAAAGATGCCGCGAATGTCCGTCCCGCCGCGCATTGCCAACGACGACCGGGTTGACGGTGACTGGGATGGCGAGCGCTACCGGTTCTTTGACGGTCTCGACGACGACGAGCGGGAACGCTTGGAAATGGCTGGGTTATGAGGCCGCTATCCCAACCCAATCAGCGCTGGAAGATCAGTCGCGAGATGCGCCGCCATCCGCAGTTCCCGACGCATGACTACATCCCTGAACGAATCCACCAGCCGACAGGCAAGGAGTTGGCGCGCCTCGAGAAGAGCAATCACCGGGAGGCGCTCTACGACGTGCTCGGCGGGCGCTGTTGGTACTGCCACGACATCGCGGACCCGCTGACGATCGACCACTTCGTCGCCGTGTCGAAGGGCGGAGCTGACTCGCTCGAAAACATGGTTCCGGCGTGCGAATCGTGCAACCGGCTCAAGGGCAGCCACCCGGCCGATCATTTCCTGTTCAAGACGGTGCGCAAGGATCCGCGATTCGATGCGGCGCGACGACGGGTGTCACCATGACCGAGTGGGTCGTCCGCCGCGTCAACGCCAAAAGGCAGACCGGTTTCGGCTCGGCCGGTGAGATCGCGACCGCAACGTTCGCCAGGCTCGTCGAGAACGCGAAGGACAGCGGCGAGACGGAGACGTTCGAGCTCGAGAAAGATGGTGAGGTTGTGTCGCGGGCGATCGTGCCGGCGAGGAAAGGAGCGGACTGACGGCCAGAAGCGGGTCCAGGCGATGCGACGTGCTCCCCCCTCACGTCCCGCCTGGCCCGGCTTGTGGCCACCGAGTCCGAACGGAGAGCAAATGATCTACCGCGTAATTCTCCAGCGTGCCGTCTCCGAAGAGGCCGCAATCGAAATCGAGGCTGGGTCTCCCGAGGAGGCCGAGGACACCGCGCGCACCCGCGAGTCAGACGGGATGGTTGCGTGGGTGAAGACGCACGAGGAAGTGGAGGCGCTCGCATGTCCAACGTGAAACCCGGCATCTACCCCCGCGGCACCATCGACTACGACGCGATCGACGCCGTGAACTTTAGCTCGCTAAAAGAACTGGCCCATTCGCCGAAGCGGTATCAGCACCGGAAGAAGCACGGGCGGAAGGCTACGCGATCGATGGAACGCGGGACGGCTGCCCACACTGCCCTGCTCGAGCCCGACCGTTTCTTCCGTGACTACGCCGTTTTCGGCCTCGACAAGAAGCGAGGATCGAAGGAGTGGAGCGCGTTCGAGGCTGCGAACCCGGGCAAGGAAATCCTCAAGCTCGCCGAGTACGAGGAGGCCATCACGGTTGCCGCCGCCGTCCGCGCCGACCCCATCGCCATGCGCTACCTCGAGAACGGGATGCCCGAGGTGGCGCTCGTGTGGACCGACAAGGAGACGGGTACTCAGTGCAAGGGACGTGTCGATTGGCTCGACGACATCGGCCGCGTGATACCCGACATCAAGGGCGCGCGGAACATCGAGTCCCATGCATTTTGGCGGCAGGGCGCCGCGCTAAATTACCATACCCAGGCGGCTTTCTATGCCTCGGGGTACCACGCGATCACCGGCCACGAGCCGACGTCCAAGATCATCGCCGTCGAGTTCGAGCCGCCGCACGACGTGGTCGTCTACAACATGACGGAAGAGGTTCTCGACAAGGGGCGCGAGGAGTACCGGCGGCTACTCCTGAAGCTCATCGGCTGCCAGGACGACAACCGGTGGCCGGGCTACGCGAACAACTGCGAGCTCGATGCGCAACTGCCCGCTTGGATGATGACGGACGACGACGATTTGGACGGGCTCGACCTCGACATGGGTGAGGCCGCCGCTGAGTAACGCCCACGGTCATGGTGACCAAGGCATGCAACCAATAGGAGAACACGAACATGGGAAAGCCAGTTGATTGGGATGAATTGTACCCGGGTCGCTTCATCAAGGCGGGCGAGTTCAAGGGCAAGCGCCCGACGCTCACCATCAAAGACGTAGACGTCGAGCTGCTCGCGGGCGACGATGGGAAGGAAAAGACGAAAGGCATCATCTCATTCGTCGAAACTCCGAAGCAACTCCCGCTCAACAAGACGAACGGAATTTGCTTGCGGGCAATGTTCGGTCGCAAAGTCCAGGAGTGGGTCGGTAAACGCGTGACGCTCTACGCCGACAAGTGGAACGGCGAGGAAGCAACGCGCGTCTGGGGTAGCCCGGACATCAAGGAGGATCAGGCCGTCGAGGTGAAGCTCCCGAGGAAGAAGCCGATCGTCATGACCATGCACACGAAAGCCGAGGCAGCGTGATGGCAACCGCAAAACCCCCAATCGAGCCGACGCCAACCCCCGCGAAACGCCGCACCCCGACCCAGGTTCAGCGCGAACGTTTGCAGGAGCGGATCGAGCGCATCAAGGCCGATGCGAGGCGTGCCGAGCGAGATGCGATCACAGAGATCCAAGACAACGCGGCCTCGGAGATCAGCAAGAAGATCGACAACGCCAAGAACCGCGTGGCGAACCGGTTCGGCATGAAGCTCCAGCCGCTCGAGAAGATGCTGGCAGCGCTAGCACCGGAGCTCCCCGAATGACTCCCTCCCCAAAACCCGAAGACCGGCTGTTTGAGGGCGACAACGTCTGCGCGCTGTGTGGCGGCCGTGGCGATCGTCTCTGCGACCAGGACGGCTTCGAAGGGTTCATGTATTGCAACGGGTGCAGCGCAAGAGTCGGATCGCGCAATCCGTCTGCTGCCGATCCGCCGCGTGGTGTGTACGCCGAATACCTCCGCCGCCGTTCCCTCGCCGCGAACCCGAAGCCCGCCGTGGAGAAGTACGCCGACTTTCCCGATGACATGAGGGAACTGCTCGACGAGGCTCGGTGGGCCCACAGCAGTCTCGTCGATGCCTTGGCCGAAAACCGAGTCTACCCACGCGAGGACGCCCGGCGAATGCTCGAACCCGCCACACCTCCCACCGCTCCGGCAGCCGAGTCGAAGGGGCGCATCATCTACTGTCAGGACTGCGGGTTATCGGTGCCGTACGTCGATTCGTGGATCATGCCCGGAGAAAAGCCGACGTGTCGTGAGTGCCACTGGAAGAAGAGTGGCGCGCGCGGAGTCGAGTCGAATCCGAAGAAGCGGCCGGACCCGTACGCGAATTTCCCGCACGGCATGAACGAGGCACAGGTGGCCATCGCGACGGCCGGCCAAGACCTCGCCTACCGCCGCCGCGTCCAGGTCGATTCGCTGCTGCGGGACATGGGGCGGCCGATGGTGAGAAGGGACAAGATGGGGCGCGAGGTGGTGCCGTGGGTTGGGTGGGTTTCGACGCAACACGCGAAAGGAGGCAAGTGATGCCGACAGGATACACCGCCGAATTGAGCGAAAAGGCCCAGTCTTTCGAGGCGTTCGTGTGGGGATGCGCTCGGGCGTTCGGTGCTCTGGTTCTCATGCGTGATGACCCGAGCGACAAGCCGGTGCCGGAGAAGCTGGAGGAGCAATCGTTCTACGTGGGGCAGCTAGCGAAGACTAAGAGCGAGCTTGCCGAGTGGGACGGTTCCGGAGAAGTACAGCGCCGCGCCATGTACGAGGCGCAGAAGCTAGCCGACGCGCAAACGGCCGAGCGGTACCGGGAGAGGGCTCGGGCCACGGTTGCTCGTTACAGGGCGATGGTCGAGCGCGTGAGGGGCTGGGAGCCGCCGAGCTCGGAACACACAGAGCTTCGGAAGTTCATGCTCGAGCAGCTCGCCACGTCGATTGAACACGACGGGTGGGAGTACTCGCCAACGCCGCTCCCTGAATTCTCGGCGTGGACGGAGAAGCACCGTAAGAGCCTGGTAGACGACCTCGCGCGCTATGCAGGCGAAGTCGAAAAGGAGCGGGACCGAAACGAATCACGCCAGCGCTGGGTTGACCAGCTACGAGCGTCGGTGCCGCAACCGTCGGCCTCCCCATGACCTCCCCACCGAAACGCGCCGCGAAGGGCCGGAAGCACGAGCCCTGGACGCACTTCCACGACATGCACAGTGGCGGCGGTCAAAAGCTCGACTGGGGGAACATCTTCATCGAAGGCGACGAGGCGACGGCGCGGGGGATCTTCACTAAGCGTTTCGGGCGCGACCCGGACAACGTGACGTGTTACTGCTGCGGCCCGGACTACTCGGTAACGGAGTCTAGATCGTTGCGGCTAGCCACTGCGTTCAGCCGCGGATGCCGCTATCTCAGAACTCCGCGCGACGCGACTGGGCGGTACGTCGAGCCGACAGACCCGGCGTTTCGGGATCACTACTATCTAGAGGACGGTGAAGAGCCACCCGCCGGCTTTCAGGTAGACGACAGTCCTCGCTGGAATGGCTACCAGACCCTTGGCGCGTACGTGAAGACGTCGGGTGTGCTCGTTGTCCGCGCCAGGAAACAGAAACTCCGCGCCGCCAGCAAGCCGAAAAGGAGAACGCGATGAGTAAAAAGAAGACCGCCACGATTCAGCTCTACTGCAAGGAGCCGGACGAGTTTGGCAATCTGATTGAGGATCTCGGACTGTCGGAAACTAAGGCAGACGCACACTTCGAATTCGGCGAGTACGCAACGCTGGAACTAACGATCGACTCTGACCTGCGCGTCGTCGGTGGGCGCGTCGTGCCGTTGAACGTGAGAAAGCGATGAGCGAGCCGAAGACCGTCCGGGTGAGGATCGCGGTGGCGGTTGATGCTAACAGCAACTGGTTTTCGGCTGGAGGATCGGAACCCTGTAGCGACAAGGAACTTTTCCTTGATGCGCTTCGAGAGGTGGATGACGGCGCGAAGCTCTACTGGCTGACCGCCGACCTCCCAATCCCGACCGTCGCCGAAGTTCCAGCCGAAGGAGAGGAGAGCAAATGACCGTCCGGGTGACAGATGCCGACCGTCAGGGAGCGGCGAGGGTGTTGGTGCCGTACCGAACACGGCTCATCAACCACGAGCCGGACGCCTCTCTTGAAGAGACCATCGCC